GTTATACTCTCTCCAACGAGGGGCAGGTATTGAAGAACCGTTTGACGGGGAAGACATACCGTTGTTACTATTCGTGGCCGGAGCGGCTGCGTATCTTTTTCACAGGCAAGAGGTACTAAGATGAATAAACTCGATGAAATCCATGCCATGATGATCCAGCAGCTTCGCAATGATCTGACGGACTTCAAAACCTGTCTGAACGATGGTGTTGTCGATCTAGATAGCCGCCCTGACTGGGAACTTCGTATCCAGCAGACAGAAAGACTGCTGCGCAGCATTGATCGGCCTCATCCTCTGTAGGTACCTCCGTAGTCGCAAAGCGACGTTACCCGGCAAAGCCGGGCTAATTGCGGGTCAGTCAAAGAAAGTTCTTGACAGCCAGCGGGGAATAGTGTATAATTCATATTGTTCCTCCGCTGGTGACTCGTTACTGGTTACTCAATACGCCCTCCGGGGTGAGACTATACCTATAGGAGAGGCCACGATGATTACCAAGTACGTAGTGGTAGCCAAAGAAGTTCATCTAATGCCTCATAACATTACTGAGAAGATTGTTAAGGTCTACGGACCCTTCTCACACCAATACGCTGTCAAAGCCTTAGATCAACTCAAAGGAGATGGACTGGAACTTGAAATCCACGAACTCAGTTACCATTAATTCTCATATTCCTTGTCCCGATCCGAAGTGCGGATCATCCGATGCAGCTACAGAGTACGATTGGGGCATTAAGTGTTTCTCCTGCATGAAAGCCTTCCCTCACCCGAAAGGAAAAGACATCAACCTGTCAGAGCCCGATCCGTCTGAGTTCTCAACACCCCCACCCGGCCCCGAAACCTTCACCCTTGAGTATGTCCCGTGGCGGGGCGTCACAGCCGATACTATGCGGTTTTACAAGTGCGGTACCAAAGTGGACCCTACTGGTAAGCCCGTTAGTCTAGGATACCAATATCCCGGCGGAGGTATCAAAGTCCGTAGTCTTGCAGATAAGCAGTTCTGGTCCACCGGGAGCATGTCCGCTCCGGGGTTGTTCGGTCAGGATAAGTTCCCTGCTGCGTCCAGCAAATCCATCACTATTACCGAAGGTGAACTAGATGCGCTCAGTGTCTTTCAGATGCTTGGGTCTTCGTACCCGGCTGTTTCGGTGCGATCTGCCTCGTCAGCACGCAAAGATTGCCAGCAGGCTTTTGATTATCTCAATAGCTTCGAAAAGATTTACCTTGCGCTCGATAACGACGAACCCGGACGTAAAGCGTCGAGGGAGGTTGCAAGTCTATTCGATTTCAATAAAGTCTTCGAGGTCAAACTCGACGCATACAAAGACGCCAACGAATACCTAACCAAGGACAAGCTAAGGGAATTCAAGAATGTTTGGTGGAACGCTAAGCGATATCTCCCTGAGGGAGTCGTCTCCTCACTTAGTGAGTTTAGACGTATTCTTGACGAGGACAAGGAAAAGCCTTCCATTCCTTATCCGTTCGGGACTCTCCAAGAGCGAACTATGGGCATTCGTACAGGAGAGTTCATCCTCGTCACGGCTCCAGAAGGTATTGGAAAGACGGAATTCATCCGGCGACTGGAACACCATCTTCTGTCGACTACGGTCGTCCCAATTGGATGCATTCATCTTGAAGAAACCAAGTCACGCCAGCTCAAAGGACTTGCTGGTATCGAACTTGGAGCGCCTGCGCACCTACCTACAGGCAACGTAAGTCATGAAGAAATTGAAGGTGCGTTGGCCAAGCTTACCAGTGGTCGTGATGACCGCCTTCATATCTACAGCCATTTCGGCTCCGACGACCCAGACATTCTTCTCGAAACCATTAGATTTCTTGTTTGTGTTTGTGGTTGTAAGTATGTTTTCCTGGATCACATTACTATGGTTGTATCGGGATTAGAAACAGATGACGAACGAAGGACTCTCGATTACCTCAGCACGAAGCTCGCTACGATGTGCCATGACCTCGATTTCACGTTGTTCTGCATTAGTCACGTCAATGACGATGGAAAAACGAGAGGCTCACGAAACATCTCTAAGGTCGCTAATCTCCGAATTGACCTCAGCAGAAATCTTGTTGCAGAGCTTGAAGAAGACCGCAACAAGACGTTTGTCACAGTGTCCAAGAACCGTTACGCAGGAAAAACGGGACCGGCTGGTGTTCTAGCCTTCGACGTCGATGAGTTTATCCTGAAAGAAGACTACCAAGTTCTACACCTCCCTCCTATGGCATAAGATAAGAGGCTACCATGCGTGGACTACCCTGCGATATCGGCACCCGAGGGTGCTTGACGAATTGGCCTGACGGTCAGAAGATGAAAGAAAAGGAACCCGGATGGACGCTGGCAGGGTACGTCTATTGGAGCATCAACGATGGTGCAGCCACCCCTCTCTACGCCCATGACGACGGCAGGGAGTACGAAGGTGGGGTGTTCTGGCCAGATGCTTGAGATCGGATCGACCTTCAACTATAGTGTGTGGAATTCGGATGACGATGATTACCACGACGAAGAAGTCATAGTTGGTGGTTACATTTATTACGGTGACGAATTATACTACGTAGTCATCAGAGAAAACGGAGACCAAGATGATATCCACCACTCAGACACCTGGACCGTCTAGGCAAAGTACTCTGACGGCCCAGTGTAGTGCAAATACACTCTCCCCCGGTACGAGGGTGCGCTACATGGGGAAGTACACCAATACGCTTGGCTTTAAAGACGCTAAGTGGTTTGACGGCATGGTCGCCGGTCTGACCTTCTACGACGGATGCGTTTACTACGTCTGCCTGAGCGATTGCGGCAAAGAACATGATGTTCGCTGGACTGGAGTTATCAAACTATGAAGATCGAAATCCCATATAATGCAGGCGAGTTTCGCAGGTCCTCCACTGGTGACGTCATGATCTGCGGCCATATCTGGTGGCCTGTGGAGAAGGTGAACGCCTACCACGTTCTCCGTGTAGACGCCTACGGCGAACCCCAAGGCAACCCGGTCTACGAATGGGACCACAGCCATGGGAAGTGGGCGATGTTTGAGCCGAAGCAGAAGGCTGCGTAATGATTTTCAGTAAAGACACAATCAAGGTCGGTGGGCTGATTACCGTTCCAGACGGCTTCGTCTCGAAGGGTGCCGGTGAGATCGTCGGGACCACGAACGCAGGTATTCAGGTCATCTACAACAAAGACGGTGGTGGAGCTTCGCAGGCATTCTATGCTTATGCTTGGCTCAACCAGATGTACGGGGATAAGGAGCCCACGGTCGAGAACCCAGCCGATACGTGCGGTTGCGAAGAAGCAGGACAGCCAGATGATCTCAACGACAAAATCCCCTTCTAGGAACTCTGCCGAAAGGGCAGCCCAGCGGTTTAATACTGGCGAGATCGCGCATTACGATGGCATCCGTGTTATCATTCTCGGGGTTGTCTGGTACCGTTACCAAGTCTACTATCCCGTGATGCGGTTGGACCGTAACGATCAACCCACCGGTGAAGTCTTTGAAACAAACTTTCTAACGAGGATTGCAGCATGAATACAGGATTTACTGGTCTTTACATCGGCCTCGGGTTGTTCGCTCTGGCCGCAGTGTTTCTCTACTTCTTCCCCACGACCCCGAAGGCCATGTCGGATGAAGAGTTCCAGCGTCGCCTCAAGGAGGGCCATTTCGATGGGTGAGGTTTCGCGAGAAGACTTACTGTGGTTTGCAGCGTTCCAGAACGAACGTTCGATGTATCATCGTATCAACTATAAGAATGAAACAGGCGGTTCACGGGCACCCGACGAGATGTACAAGCGTGCTGATGATATCTCAGACGCTGCCTTGAAGGAATACCGACTGAACCCGGACTTCGACAAGAGGTATTTTCCGAATGAATAAAGAAGTAACTTTGCCTGACCACGTCAACCAGTTCTTGAAGGAGAAGCGGTTGGCTGAGCAGAAGAAGCACGGCGAGCGTGTCGAGGAACGCCAACGTAAGAATTTGTCCTACGACAAGATGATGGCCGGTTGGGGCGGAGACGGAAGTTACAAGGTTGATTGATGAAGTCGCAGGGCTTCTAGCTGGAGAACGGCTCAAGGAGATTAGTGTAGAGTTGGCTCAGCTTAAGGTTTTCCTAGAACAGGAACCGGCTAACCAAATCCTTATTAACCTCCTTGAGCGAGAGCGGAAGGAACTCATTAAGGAGTTTATTCGTGCTGTATGAAAGTAGTCTTTGACATCGAGGCCAATGGCCTACAGCCCACTGAGATTTACTGCCTAGTCGCAGAAGACACAACCACCGGAGAGCGTTATGAATTTACTCAGCCGAGCAAATACCCGGACGATCTTATTCGGTTCGCTAAGGGCGTTGATTGTTGGATTGGCCATTATATCCTTCACTACGATCTGCCTGTTCTCAGGTCTTTGGTTGATGGATTTGCAGCCGCCTCTGGACACTCAACAGCAGTTGATACTCTCGTTATCAGTCGTTTACTTGATTGCAATATTCTTGGTGGCCATAGCCTAGAGGCTTGGGGTGAACGCCTAGGCATCAAGAAGAAACACACAGATATCGTTGATTGGGACATCTACGACCCCCGAATGTTGGAGAGGTGCCATTCGGACGTCTCAGTCAACGTAGGTGTCTATAACAAGTTTAAGAAATATCTCACGGCTCCGTTATGGCAGTCCTCCATCGAGGTGGAACACTTCATAGCAGAGCGGTGTAGAGAACTCCATGACAATGGCTTTCACTTTGATGTTGACAAAGCCAAGGAGTTGTGCTATAATATCGAGCAAGACCTAGAAAGGTTAGACGATCAGCTACTCACCGCTTTCCCCCCTAAAGTCCGCTTACTGCGCGAGGTTACGCCTCGTCTTACGAAATATGGAACACTTAACAAAGCAGATTTCCGTTTTGTCCAAGATGGGGATTTGTCCGATTACAACGGCGGATGTTTCAGCCGTATCGCATATGAAGACTTCAATCCAGCGTCAACTCCACAGATTGTCGAAAGACTAAACGACGCAGGATGGAAGCCTGTAGAGAAAACGAAAGGTCACACACAGGCCCTTCGTGACAGGGACGCCGAGAAGATCGCTAAGTTCAAGATCACCGGCTGGACTGTTTCCGAAACCAACCTTGAGACGCTGCCAGATACCGCTCACCCTGCTGCCAAGACTTTGGCCAAACGGATTATGCTGGCATCGCGTCAAAGGACTCTTACGGAGTGGATCAATGCCTACAACCCGGAAACGCACCGTATCCACGGTTCCTTTAACGGAATTGGTGCTTGGACACACCGGATGTCCCACACTAACCCAAATACAGGGAACATCGCTAGAGAAGATGCTCTCTACGGTGCCGAGATGCGAGGGATGTGGTCATCCCCTGACGGCTCTTATTTGGTCGGCGTGGATGCTGAGTCGATCCAATTACGGGTATTGGCGCACTACATAAACGATGACAAGTTCACACAATCCCTGCTGACGGGGAAGAAGGAAGACGGTACTGACCCCCATAGCCTTAACAAGATTGCGCTCGGAAGACCGTGCCAGTCTCGAAATCATGCTAAGACATTTATCTACGCGTGGCTTCTCGGAGCAGGAGTCGGCAAGGTTGCTGACATTCTTGAGTGCACTCACGGTGAAGCGTCCAAGGCCGTATCTGATTTCATCGAATTCTACCCCGGCCTCAAACACGTCAAAGACAACATCATCCCAGCGGATGCCTCACGAGGCTACTTCCAAGGATTTGATGGACGATGGGTCAAGATCGTTGGAGAAGACCTCGGAAGTCGTCAGCACTTTTGCCTAGCAGGCTACCTCCAGAACGGTGAAGTAACCGTGATGAAGCACGCCATGAAGATTTGGTATCCCCAGCTTAAGGCAGCGGGTGTGCCGTTCAAGATTGTCAACTTCGTCCACGACGAATGGCAAACAGAAGTACCGTCGTATGACGTGGGCCTGATCGTAGCTAATGCACAGGCCGACGCGATCCGACTGGCAGGCGAAAGCCTGAACCTTCGCTGTCCAATGGCGGGCAGCATTCTCTCAGGTCATGGTGGTATTGCCATCGGCCGCAATTGGTTGGATACGCATTGAAAATTTCGCTCGATTACGACGAGACGTATACTCGTGATCCTCCCCTCTGGAACTTGTTTGTTAATCAAGCCGTAAAGAATGGTCACGATATTCGCTTTGTGACCTTCCGCAGCGGCGATCCCGCTTTCGACAATTCCGATATTATCGGTAACTCGAAGGCACTAAATATTCCTATTATCTTTACCAGTGGTAAGCGGAAGCGTGTGTTCTGTTATGAACAGGGCTTCATGGTCGATGTTTGGATCGACGATATGCCAGAAATTATTGTAGAGGACTATTCCTAATTGTCAGATAATCAAGAAAAAGAAAACTACAAAGTCGTTGACATGACGTACACTGAGTCCGCCTCAGTGATGGTGAAGGCCGACACCCACGACGAAGCCGAAGAATATGTCTTCGACACGTTCGGTCAAATCCCCGATCTAAAGATTATTAGTATCACAGACGCTGACCCTGATCTCGTTGCAGATGTCAAGGCCGATGCGCAGAATAAACCCGAGAAAGAGGTACTTAATTAATGGCTGGTAAGACGCAGTATTACGAGTTTACGGGTCCGGTACGTTGGGCCAAGGTCTGGCCTGCTCAGGTTGACAGGAAGTTCGCCACTGACAACGCAGGTGGTAACTGGTCCCTGATCATGACGCTGGATGACAAGCAGCAGAAGCTCTACAACGCTCTTGGCACGAAGACTGGTGCGATCAATGAAGACGATCTCGCGATCCTCAAGATCAAGGCAAAGAAGAAGGGCAAGGAAATCAATGCGGAAATCGGAGACGTTACATTCCGACGTAATGAGCGCCATCCGAAATTGGGAGAGCTCGGTTCGCCCGCAGTTTTCGGCGTCAATGAAGGCACGAGCCTTGGAAATGGTTCCGTATGTACTGTCAAGGTCGAGGTATACCCGTATACTTTCGAAGGACAGTCTGGCAATGCTGCGAGGCTTGTATCCGTCACTGTCAACGAACTCGTTGAATACGTCAAGCCATCCACTGATGAAGACGGCCCCCCGGTACACTAAGCTGCGTAGCAGCGTATAAGGACACTAAATGAAAATCTTTGAAGTCATCTTGAACGACAAGCCTTATACGTGGAAGGCTGACGAGAATACCAAGATCAATAAGAAGGCCCAGACGGTGACGATTGAGTTTACCCATCCTGAGCAGGGTGTCGTAAAGACTGTCGTCAATCTCGCTCAGGTTCCGGTGTACACGTTTGGCTAGTCCAGAGGACGTTACGGCTGCGCCTAAGACGAATGACACCTTAGTCCAAGACATATACGACGTCTTTGACAAAGATATTGAGGTCAACCCCGAAGATGTAAAAGCCTTCGGGGGTGGCTTAGCAAGGATCGTCCATGAACGAGTCACCGAAAGATACAAGCCTCGTCTCAGACTTAGTAACCTTGGTAAGCCTTGCCGTCGTCAGCTTTGGTATAGTATTAACACTCCTGAGCTTGCCGAAAAGTTGCAGGGTTGGACCAGAATTAAGTTCCTTATCGGAGACATCACAGAAGCCGTCATCCTTTTCTTGGCCAAGCTATCTGGGCATTCTGTAACCCACGAACAACATGAAGTAGAGATCAACGGTGTACGAGGACATATTGATGCCTTGGTCAACGGCGAGCTTGTGGATGTTAAGTCTGCTTCTGCTTTTAGCTTCGCTAAGTTTACAGCCGGTCTTAAGCCGGAACAGGATGCGTTTGGCTACCTTAGCCAACTTGGTAGTTACGGTGCAGCTCTTGGTCATAAACGGGCACACTTTCTTCCAGTTGATAAAGTACTTGGCCATATTCATCTAGATACCCATGAACTACCGGAGGTTGATTATGCGAAAGTCGTGGATGAAACGAATGCTATGCTTGCAAAGAATGAACCGCCGCCTCGTTCGTTCGATGATGTCAAAGATGGCGAGTCAGGCAATCGCAAGCTCGGCACGAACTGTTCGTACTGCGACTTCAAGCACACCTGCTGGCCCGGCCTCCAAGTCTACGGTTATTCGAATGGACCCCGCTTTCTCACTAAGGTTGTCCGAGCCCCGAAAGTCGACAGGGTATGACCCGTTCCAGCCATCTCCGCCGGACTTATGGTATTACGGAAGAACAGTACGATGAGTTGCTCAGACGTCAGGGAAGCTGTTGTGGAGTATGCAAAAGATCAGCTAATGAATTTAAAACCCGGCTTTGCGTTGACCATGACCATCACACGGGGGACATCCGAGGACTTCTTTGTACGTACTGCAACCGTCGAATTATCGGACGGCATCGTACCCCAGACGGGGAAGTTATTCTACAACGAGCAGTTGATTACCTAAAAGGACCCTATACCGGATGGATCGTTCCCCCGAAAAAGAAGTCGAAGAAGTCCTCAAGAAAGCGCAAGACTGGTATCACCAGACGTTCGAAAAGAAGTTCGACGTAATCCGCCGCTACGATAAGTTCGAAGAGAAATGGACTTGGCAGATCACCAGCCACATCGGCGGTGGGACACGAGCCATGCAATTCGGACTGACTAAAGAATTCGCAGAAGGTCCTTTCTTTGGGACTATCGTTACTAAACTTCTGCCATGGTTACGAACTACCCTTGTAAAGGCCCATGCCCGGTGGGAGCCCACAGAGATTGTAAAACCTGAATGAGCCGTACCCACCTAATTGTACCTGACTCACACGCACACCCCGATTACAACAATGACAGGGCTGACTGGCTAGGCGAGCTTATCGCTGATGTCAAGCCTGATGTCCTTGTCCATATCGGAGACTCAGCCGACCTTGCTTCCCTGAGCACTTACGACAAAGGCAAACGAAGTTTTCAGGGAAGGAACTACAAGGCTGACATCTACAGTCATCTGGACTTCCAAGAACGGATGTTCGCTCCTATTAAACGTCTCAAAAGAAAGCTGCCATTTAGTGTTTTCTGCATTGGTAATCATGAGCATCGGATCAGTCGCGCTGTTGATCTTAGTCCGGAACTCGATGGGGCCATCGGCCTCAAAGACCTTGAACTCAAAGAGTGGTATGACGAAGTAGTCGACTACCAAGGAGGCACACCCGGTGTCATTAACATCGACGGTATCTCTTACGCTCACTATTTCGTGGGTGGTATTGCTGGTCGCCCTTTGGGGGGCATACATGCAGGATATGCTATCGCGACTAAGAAGTTTTCCTCTGCAACTTGTGGTCACAGTCACCTGTTTGATACTAGCGTCCATGTCAACCTCGCTGGTCGGCCAGTTATCGGGACTGTGGTAGGCTGCTACCAAGACTATACGAACGAGTGGGCTGGTGAAGTCGGCAAGCTCTGGAACCGTGGTGTCGTCATTAAGCGGCACGTCGAAGACGGTGGATACGATATCCAGTGGGTTTCGATCAATGCTTTGAAAGAACAATATGGAAAGAAATAACCTCGAATTCATCCAGCGTCTGCTGGAGATTTACAGCATGGAGGAACTTCTAGAGTTTGATGATCTCCCTGTCGACGAAGCTTTGGAATACCTCGTACAATACGGAGCCCTAAGCTTTGACAACGTACCAGTGTGAACTGAACGAACGTGGCTACGAGTTCCGCGTTCTGGTTTGCGGCGGTCGTGATTACAACGATGGTGACAAGGTCTTCAAGACGCTGAAAGACATCTGGTTCAAGTGTAAACCTATGTCCGGGATGGTCATTATCCACGGTGGGGCTAAGGGTGCTGACAGCCTAGCTGGTCAGTTCGCTAACAAGGCCGGTATTAACAACACCGAGTTCAAGGCGGACTGGAAACAGTATGGTTTAAAGGCGGGGTATATCCGCAACAAGACGATGCTGGACGAAGGTAAGCCCCACCTAGTCGTAGCCTTCCCCGGTGGCAAGGGAACAGCTATGATGGTTAAACTAGCCACTGACGCAGGAGTAGAAGTTCTAAATGTCGAAGCCTGAACGCAAGCAACGTCGAGTAGTCTCTAAAGACAGAGTTAACGAAGCTCTTACACTTCACCTGCGGGCTCTGTCCGTACTCGAAGACAACGAAGAAGTCACATCGTTCTATAAGGTTCCAGAAGGTCTGGACGTAAAGATTGAGGTTGTTAATGACAATTGAATTCTACGGCCGAGAATATGACGTTGCGGAGTTGATTGAAGATCAGAAGCTGCTACGTGCACTAGAGTATGCTGGTGTGGATAATTGGGAAGGTTATGCCGAGGCGCTTGACTTCCTTAATCAGGAGAATTCGAATGACTAATTTCATGAAGAAGCTAATGCTTGCTGTTACTGGTGCATTTCTTGTCTTCACGCCAGCGATGGCTGCGGACAGGGAGGATTGCCTCGGCAGTCTAACCCAGCTTACTGAGAACATCTCCAAGAACCCATCTGGTAAGGTCGTTCCGATCTCCCCTGAGGAAATGTCCGCTATTATCGCCAAGAAGGGTCCGCCTCCTGTAGCTGAGCCGTTTACGTTCAGCCTCGCAAGCACGGATGATCTTGGTATGATTGTTATCCATGACGGTGACTGTATCATGCTCCCGATTGGTCCTGCTCCGATCCTCCAGATTTATCAGTTCATGGGGCGTGTCGAGGCTAACCTTTAATGCCTCGTTGGCCAGCAGGACATAAGAAGCGTACCGACCGGAACTACGACAAGGAAGCCAAGTGGCAGGCTCAGCCAGAGCAGGTCAAGGCCCGTGTAGCCCGTAACAAGGCCCGTCGTGAGATGGAGAAGGAAGGCCGGGTCCACAAGGGCGACGGCAAGGAAGTAGACCACAAGAAGTTCCTTGGCGGTAAGGGTGGTAAGGTCGATAAGTCCACTACCTCAGAGAAGAACCTCCGGGTTGTATCCCGTGAGACCAACCGAAAGAAGCAGCCAAAGCGTGATTAAACTCATAAAATGGGCTCGATCTGTACCGCCTGATATTACTATCTCCGGTATTCCGTGGAAGATTGTCTTTACTGAAGAGGCTCTTGTCTCTCCTGCTGGAGAGGAAGCGTGGGGACTCTGCCGAAACGGTACTCACGAGATTGCAGTCTCACTGGTCAATCGGTCCTCGATCCGCCATTGTTGCAGCACTCTTGTACATGAGTTGTTTCATGCAATCTGGACGGATCGTCGGTTGCCGGATAAGGTTAAAGAAGAAGATGCTGTCCAAAACCTAGAAGCTGGGTTTGTTGGTCTTTTCGTTGAGAACCCATCATTACTCATCGCCATCCAGAAAGGTCTTAAATGATTACTATTGGTTTTATTACATTATACCTCGTCAGCGTTGCTATCGCCTTCTATTGGGGCCGTAACTTCGATGACCTGAACTCTGTCTCCGATCTCGAAGCCTTCTACCAGAAGCAGGCCAAGAAGTTCGAAGACGCCAAGGCTAAGGTCTCGGCTGAGATTGACACCCTCGAAGCTAAGATCACGAACCTTAAGAACCTCATCTAATGTGGTGGGCCATTGGGCTGTATCTGTTTATCGGATTTATCATGGGTCTAACAGATTACCTTAGCTGGTCGGACACCCCATGGTGGTCCATTCCCGCTCTGATGATCGCTTGGCCGATTGCCCTAGTACCATGAAGAGTATCTACATCATTGGCAGCCTCCGGAACAAGAACATTCCGGAGGTAGGGAATACCCTACGAGCCCACAGTTGGGACGCATTCGATGACTGGTACGGAGCGGGACATGAAGCCGACGATGCGTGGCGAGACTACGAAAACCTACGAGGCCGATCTCACAAGGACGCCCTATACGGCTTTGCTGCAAGACACGTCTTTGCATTTGATAAGCATCATCTTGACAGGTGCGACTTGGCTGTTCTTGTTATGCCCGCTGGTAAGTCTGGTCATCTTGAGTTGGGTTATTTCGTCGGTAGTGGTAAGCCCGGTTTTATATTGTTTGAGGAAGTTCCGGAACGCTACGACGTGATGCACCAGTTCGCTACTGACGTCTTCTACTCTACTGGTGATCTATTAACTGGATTGGAGAGTTTTCGCTAATGCCTTATATCACACAGAAGTCGAGAGACGCATTTGGTATGGGCGTCGGGACTGAGAAGATCACACCCGGCGAACTAAACTATATGTTGACTGTTCTTTGCAGTGAGTATTTTAAGACGCAAGGCGGTAATTACCAAGCCATCAACGATATCGTAGGTGCCCTTGAAGGTGCCAAGCTTGAGTTCTACCGCCGAGTAGCTGCTCCCTACGAAGACAAGAAGATCATTGAGAATGGAGACGTATATTGAGCCCTAAGATTTACATCGCCGGGCCTATGACCGGCTATCCGAACTTTAACTTCGATGCCTTCCACGCCGCTGCCAAGAAGTTCAAGGATATGGGTTGGACGGTCTTCAATCCTGCTGAGAAGGACGAGGAAGATGGTGTTGTTGACGGTGCTGGATGGTCCGAAGGAGACGATCAGAAGCTGGTGGCCTCGGGCTGGGACTTCCGTGCAGCCTTCACATGGGACTGCCAGAAGGTTATCGAAGCTGACGCCATTTATGTCCTTAAAGGCTGGGAGGCTTCTTCCGGGGCTACGGCTGAGATTGCTGTCGCCAAGGCCATTAAGGCCCGCTACCCTGAGTACGAGATTATTTATCAATGAACGCATTTACTGAAGCCGCAGCAGAACAAGTAGCAGACCTCGCGATGACCATCAAGGACTCACTAGAGCCCCGGTTCAAGGGCCCGTTCAACCAAGGTCCTCCCGGAACAGAGTTCAATATCGACTCCCAAGAGTGGGAGTATCCGACGTCTAAAGAGTCCCTCCGTGAGGGTGACGACCCGAATAAGATGGGAGTTAAGTTTGACAATGGTAAATGCCGCGATGATCTCATCCCGCCAGAAGTTGAAGAGGCGCTTGCGACAGTGCTTGAATTTGGGGCTCGAAAGTATGCTGAGCGCAATTGGGAGCAAGGCATGCTATGGTCAAGGCCCTATGCGGCTGCTCGACGCCACTTGCGTAATTGGTTTGCCAGACGGGACTACGGTAAAGGTCCGGGCAACGACAAAGACTCTGGCTACTCTGACCTCTGGCATGCATGCACAAATATTGCCTTCCTCATTGCTTACGAAGCCCGAGGCAAAGGCAAAGACGACCGACCTTCAGCTTGAACCGGGTTGGTTGGCGCGCGATGTCGACAAGGCTGTCAAAGCAACCGAAGAATGGAACGCTAGACGAGACATCCACGGCCCGTTTGATGTCTGCAACGACGATCACATGGAATACTACAATCGACAAGCTTACCCGTGAGTGATTGGACTCAGGCTGATCTGATCCATGAGATACAGTATCTAATCGACGAGGCCGTGCGAGACGCGAACCGAGAGAAGTGTTGGGACGACGGAGAGTTCTGGAGACAGTTTATCACAGAGCTTGAAGAAGTCCTAAAAATACGTTAGATAAAGAAAAAGCCCCTTAAGAATGCACTTCAAGAGTGTATCCGTAAGGGGCTATTTTTATGTCTAGACTTTACTCAGCTTTGGGCTGCTTCTTCTGGAACTCAGTCTGGATTGCCTTGAAGACTGGCGATCCACCCTCGATCCCGATGATCGGAAGCATACGGTAGAGTTCGTCTGTGGCGTCCTTGCCCTGAGCCTTCCATACGTCCTTCATGGTGTTCACTGCTGAGTTGAACCCAGCGAGCTTTGAATTAGCTGCCTGAGTAATAGCAGCGGCACCACCACGTCCACCTTCGTAGTAGAAGGCAGCGGAGTCAGGATTGTACTTCAAAGTGAGGTTGCCGTTGATCTTGTAGTTATCAGCGGTCTGGTTGATGTTATCAGCCTGAGTATTGTAGACCGACTGGAAGCCATCATTGGCCCAATTGAAGTAGGTCTCCTGAGACGTCTTATCCATTTTACCGATAGACTTAGTCACGGTAGGTGAGACAAGATCGTTGAAGACGTTGACTTGGTTCTTCGTCCCGAAGCTGTCAATCAATGTACGGTTGCCTTCGCCAAATAGGTACTGGACAGCCCGTTTGCTGACACCCGGATCGGCGAACTTCTCCGGCTGGACGATCTGCGTCTTAGCATCGGTGATATGAGCCTTGACCAGAGAACCGTCGTTGTTGGACTCCTTCTTGAACATATCAAGCGTCTGACGGAGCCAACCCTCACTTTGTGGTTTAGTGCCATCCGAGGCTTTGTTGATCTCAGCCCAGCCAGCCTGACGTAAACCTTCAATGGCGGTAGAGACCATCTGTGGGCTGTTATTGTACATAGCCAGCAATCCCTGATCACCATAAATCTTACGGCTACCAACGATTAGGGCTGCGTTGCGGTCCTTGCGGAGGATCGAGTTCTCACCAGCCTCAGCGGAAGCTTTGTTCCAGTTAGCCGTAGCAACCAGCGTACCATACTTCTCGTTGACGAGACCGTCTTCGATGTCAGCTAGGTTCTGCATGCCACGGGCACGGATATCGGAGTTCTTACTCGGGCTACCGATCTTACTCGCTACTGTCTCAGTGGTATTCTGGTTCAGTGGGGAGTTAGCGAACTTATCATACTGGATACCGTACTGTTGCTTGAGGATGGCAAAGGATGAAGTCACCTCAGCCTTCTGGTCCGGGGTCAACGGCCCACGCTTGCCGGACGAGATATCCTGCAACAGCGTCTGGAAGTCCGCAGGGGTCTTAAGCCCCATGGTATTCGTAGTACCCAGCGAAATCGTAGACGCAATGTCTGCCGCCTTCTGGATAGCAAGGCTTTCAGCGCGAGCGCTTACAACCGAGTTCGTCTTCTCTTCAAGAGCCAGAGTAGACATCTGAGATTTCTCAGTAGCCTCGCGGGCACGGATACGACCTACTGCCTGCTCGACCTGAGCTCGGTTAGGGGCTGACCCGTCCTGCTTCATGGCTTCGTAGTTAGGCCAAATCCGGTAGATGGCGTCTGCGTTGCTGCGTTCGAACGTGGTCCACTTATCGTTCTGACCGGCGACCTTGTTCTGTAAAGCAGTGACGTCATTGAGCAGGCTAGACCGCAGAGCATTCGCCGGCGTAGTGCCAACGATGTTAGCTACCTTGCTGTCGATGATCTCACCGTAACCGGGGAACTGAGCCTTGACCTCACGGACGTAGGCTTCGAGCTTGGCGTAGTAGGCTGAGTTGCTCAGACCACCCTGCTTGTAGCTCTCAGTCAATCCTTCGATACGGTTGCCTAGACGGTTAATGGCAATGGGCTGCCCAGCATTAGGATCGGCCTGAGCCAAGGAAACACCCTCAGCCCCGCCTGCTCCCACTGCTTTAGCGATACCCGTAGACTGGTCAGCAGCGGCTGCGACACCGAAGCTGTCCCTGATCTCGTCAATACCTTTACGGAGAGTATCCGTGGCATTCTGTTGAATGACCTGATCGGTTAGTGTAAGGGCAGCGCCACCGACGTCTCCGAGACCCTTTGCGAGGGTCCCAGAGGATTGATCGGTCTTGTGTTCAGGCTGGACATACTTCGTAGAGAGTTCCGGAACGCTCGCCAGAGGTTGGAGAGACGCCCGGTCCGTACCCTGAGAACTCCCAAGGTACGTAGGATCATTAGTCTTTTGGACCTGTGGATTAAAGCCAGCCATTATTTTCGTTTCTCTTGGAGTTCATAGTAACGCTTCAATGCAGGGATGCTCTGGAGCTGGTTGGTATTCTTGAGGAAGGACTGGTTAACGCTGTCCACTAGGGACTCGTTGTTACCCGTAGCCTTCTTGAAGACGTCCAGCTTCTTAGCCTGAGTGAAATCCGCAGCAGCACTTAGGGCGTTGTTACGGTTCATGTAGTCCGTCATGGTCTGGTATTCACCACGCTGCGCAGCCGCAAAGCCGAGCTTGTAGTTCTCCATCATGATCTTCTCAGTCTTTTCCCACACACCCTTCTGGGCTTTCTGTAGGTCCAGCTTCTGGTAGGCATCTGAGACCGTCTTAGGCGTCAGACCTAGAGCCAGCATAAAGCTGTCGTAGCTATCAACGTCACCTTGGAACATCTCGTTCTTGGAGATGAACTTACCAGTGGTCATGCCGATGTAAGCCTTCTCGATATTGCTGAAACCAGACAGGGTCTCGGCAAGTCCGACGAAGTCATTCATCTTAAGACCAAGGTTGCTGTCCAACCCGGACCAGATATAAGCTCTGAACGGCTGGGTGGAGTTGTAGACGTTCTTGACGAAGCCGCCTGAGGCACCGCCGATAACTTCTAGTGCACCCTTCTTACCAGAGATGATATCTGAAATCTGAGTAGCGTTAGGCGCGAACCTCTGGAAATCAGTATCGTGACCGGAAATAGCGTTCGTTAACATCGCAGGAAGTCCCTCAGAGAAAGCCTGATAGAACTTATCCGTGACGTCGATGTTGTTCTTGAGCGCGTACTGGCGGATATCTTGATAGTTCAGCATCGGGATCGTACCGAAGGTGATACCACCGAGCGTAGCCGGGACACCGTACATAGTCGAGTACGCAGTGACCGCACGGGCTTTCTCACCCCACGTTAACTGCTTACCAACCATCTGTTCGGTGAAGCGGGCATTCCATGTCCAGAACTGAGTGACAGGGCTGAGTAGGCCCTCGTTGTAAGCAGCGTTACTAGCGCGGGTCATGTTCATGGACAGGGTATCGAAGCGTCGGGTAATGTCACCCATTGCACGATTATCCAGAGCAGCCGTAGCGTTAGCAGCACGCCAATCACTATAAGCCGTGAAGAACGCTGTATCGCGAACGATACTTTCACCAGCCTTGAAGAACATCTGGCCCTTGTCGAGGAACGTAGCCGCTCCCGATTTGAACAGGACAGGGTCTTGAAGCTGGCTCAGAGTAGCAGTTTCACCACCGATGTTATGCGTACCTGAGTTCTTCCAAGCGTTCCAAGCCTCGGTGAAGTGATCCTTGTTCCATCCAAGAGCCGCAGCCTTATCAGCAGCCGAAGCAAGGATTGCAGGGTCTTCGGTATAACGATATACGCGGGCCAACGCCGAAGCGGTAGTTCCCTTGAGACCGTTAAGCGGGGACAATGCGAGAACGTGGGTCAAGCCCTGAGCCTGCTGGAATAGCTGGACAGGATTGAACATACCAATGACCGAGTGGAAGGCACCAGCACGAGCGTATGCCGGGGCGTCCTTAATCATAGGCAGGAAGGTTTCTTCAGCCTTGGTAGCAAGCTTAGTGCCACCGATGCTTTCGATCCCTGCGACGACCTTCTTCTCAAGACCTTCCATCAGGGCACCGACTTCGTCTCGGGCACCAATGAAGTTCAGGATGTTCTTGCGGCTCACCAAAGCAGCCTGATAAAGCTCAGGGTTCTTCTTGGCGAAGCCTACGTCAAGGTTGCCTTCCGCGTGACCCATCCAGTACACAGGGTTCTGGCGGAGCTTCTCCTGAGGCAGCTTGCTCTGGTCGAATAAGAGACCAAACTCCTGCACCCATGACTCAGCAGCCTGCGTCTTGTAGTCGCCCATCCAACGAGCCCGGACGATCTGAGCCACACCCTTTTGGAGTGCAGTATAGGGATCGTACAGTCGGGAGGGAACATCCGCATAGATCGGGTTCTCTTCCGTGCCTTTGTTGGCGATGGTGTTAAGCTGCTTATCCCTAGAAGCAAGGAACTTACTGTCCTGCGTCTGGGTCAGATCGTAGCTGGAGAACGTATCCTTCAATCCCGGATAGGCTCTTGCGAGTTCTTCCGAGGACTCAAAGGTGTTACGTCCAGTAGCGGTCAAGACAAAGGGATGGTCAACAGAGAGGTTTGCACCACCTCCGGTGAACAACTTCTTGAACTCAGGCAGAGTCTCGGGGAGATTACCTGCGTCGATGAAGTCCTTAAGTCCCTTCTCGTCCCCAGCCTTTAGCAGCTTTCTGGCTGTCTCATACTTCTGGACCCAAGCGGTACCTTCACGCTCACCTGCGAACGACTTAACCGAGGTATCTCCGAAGTGGGTTTCACGTCCGAGAGTTCCGGTGCCGATCTGAGGCTGCTTCATGAAGTACTGGTCTTGGTAGATAACGTGGCCACCCGGACGGTAGACCGAGTTTTCACCGAACTTAATTGCCTTGTCTTCGTATTTGTCAACAACCACAAAGTGGATATTGTCATTAATCTTAGTGGCGTCTCGGAGGGGCTTAGACCCAGGATTGTACACCTGAATGATCTGGTATTCACCAGACTTAATCTTGGCGTTGATCTGAGTTTCCTCGACAGTCGGCGACTTCAGTTTAAACTTAGTCGTGAACTTGCTCTCAGGCATGATATAGATGTTCGCGTCCTGCGTATTAACAGGATCGAAGTTATCTACCTTCTTGCCGTTGAACCATCCGGTCTTACCAGTGCTTGGAACGCCCACTTCATCGAGCTGCTTAAAAGACAACTGGTAGTTGCGGACACCCTGACGGGCTTTGTCCCGATGCCAATCCAGTTCTCGAAGGACCCAATCGAAGTCACTCAACCGAGTGAACTGGTCATAGGCTGCGATCTGCTTCTCAGTTGGCAGCTTGCCGTGCATGGAATTAAAAGCTGTCTCGAACTCTAAAGCAGATTTGTAGAACTGTCCACGTTCACCAGTGGGCTCCATGAAGTCACGGTTGGACTCAAGGATGCGCTGGAGGTCATGGCGCTCAGACTTGGACATGCCCTTGAAGGTTTCAGAGGCATCTTCCAGAGCCTTACGCATAATGCTCGGGGCATGGGTGGCGACGGTGCGGTTGTTCATCTGGAACTCAGACGAGGTAAACGCACTGCTGCGGATGGTATTGCCTTTACCAAGGACACGCCCGGTAACGGTATTTACGAGAGTATTCCAGAAGCCCTGAGGGGTAGTATTCTCTGAGACGATCAGTCCATCACGGACAGCAGCTTTCGTTTCGTCGGCGTGCTGAATATGTGAGATGTAGAACTGGTTGCCTTCCTGTTTAACCTCCGAGCCTTTACCAAGACGGTATTGAAACGACCGATAGTGCTCAGCCTGAACGCTCGTATCGAATAGAGTTCCGTCCCGTTTGCCAAAGCGGCTTTCGACGTAATAAGTATTCGAGGCAGAGTCCCAATGGGAAACCTGATCCAGAATACTGTCGGAGGCTCGGTTGTATCGGTCACGGACTACCTGCTTGGCTTGTTCGATGCTACGGGAGTATGCCTCAGCCGTCAGCCTCTCGACCCGAGTAGGATCAAGGATAGCTGCGCCAAGCTCAGTACTTACTCGTGTGGCTTCGTCTGCGAGACGTTGGGCACGTTCACGAGTCAGCGAGGATGCGTTGTGGAAGAACGATTGCGGGCTGACCAGCGAGGGAACGTTCCGGCGAATAGCTTCTACGTCACCGCCTTGGACAACCTGCTGGAAACGGTTCGTAAGATTAGTCTCAGCAGCAAGGGTAGCAGCGGCTTCGTGCTGTCCCATCTTCGAGAGTACATCCTGAGGATGGGTCTCCGCTTGGGCTTTGACGATGTCAGCAAGAGCGACACGGGTTTCAATCTCCGCAGGTTCAACAATCTTAGAGCCGAAGCGGATGTTCTGCTGCATCTGATCGTCGACACGGGTGATCCGTTCACCGAAGTTCTCCAGAGTAGGCTTTGCAGTCCCTTCTGGGATATGGACAGGGTACAGACCTTCGCCCGGCTTGTCCGAGATACGGCCAGCAGGGACGCGGCTTGTAGGCACCATCTTACCCGGACGGATATTGTCCAGATCGGCAACGTGAACACCCTTGTCATCACGGAGAAGGGTGAAGTTCTTATCAGGGTCTAGGCTTTGGCTGAGGGTTTCTGAGTCCTTCTTGGAGACGTAGATGGTCCGTCCCGGCTGATCCGGGTTGTAATCAACTGTGCCTGACTTGGTCGTATAACTGGTCTTCCGAGTAGGTGCTTCCACAGTAACCGGAATATCACCCACTTCAGGTGTACCACGAAGACTAACTTCAGCGCCGTCCTGCGTAAAGACTCTCGGCTTACCATTCTCAACACGGGCTTCTCCTAGACGGGACTGAGTCTCCCAAGGGCGCTTGACAGCACTCTCAGGCATGTAGAACTTAGCCTCAGGGGTAGGAGACGTACGAAGGATGCTTTCAGCGGTATCGAGGGCTCCTGCGGCAGCACGATCACCAGCGGTCACCGGGGGTTTCGGACTGGCCTTCAGGACGTCCTGAGCCTCTGCTAGGGCTTTATCCAGCGTCTGGACACCCTGAGCCACGGACTTGCCTCCACGTAGTCCAGCAATGGCCTTGAGGCCGGTACCGACAGGGATAATCGAGGCGACGTTAACGACACCGTAGAGGTTGTCTACGTAGGCGTCTGAGGTACTGAACTGGACGGCAGCCTGCACAAAGGCAAGGGCACCTTTAGGGTCGGTCTTCCAGAAGTCACTTCCCGGACCAGCAGCAGCCATAAGCGTAGGTTTGAAGTCGGCATGGGGCAGGAGGTAGAGGTATTGGATTTGCTCCAGCTTATTGCTGCCCGGCAGGAAAGAGTTGCTCGGGGACTCGTTCAAGAGGTTCCGCTGGTTGACGTAGGTAGCGATGCCACCAGTGGCTAGATCGGTAATGAGGTTGCCCAGCTTATCCTGCTGGTCGGGGTTATTGAAGCTAACCCAAGGGAGAGCGTCATGGGCAGCCTTAGCCGTCTCTAGGACATCCTGAGCCTGAGCCTTACGGGAGATAGCACCCTTGGCAACGGCGATGCCGTTCTGGGTCTCCTGAGGGGCCGTATCGAACGCCGTCTGAAAGACAAGGTTCTTACCCGGATCACCAGCGACGGCATAGTTCACCATGTTCTTAGCGAACTTGTCTTCGAAGACTGTATCAGGATTGGCCTCGGGGGTCGTACCCAGAGTCATCAATCCGTTGACTTCCCCGTCGGTAACAGGGTGGCCTTTGGCTGCGACATCTTTGATGACGTTCAGCTTGTCCTGACGGAACTCTGCATCGGCGGTAGCAGCAGCCTGCATTCGAGCCTGAGGCTCACCACCTGATCGGAACTGGTCCTTCAAGACCTGATGGCCCGGAGACTTATCCCCTAGAGCGAAGTCCGCACGGGCGGCACGGGCACTAAGAGCCGCATCACCCAGCGAGGCGTTTACGTTGGGTTCGCCGTAGTTGAGCGTATCCGGTGCTTCTACCGGGGCGTCGCCGTATGCGAATTCATCCATTAGGTGTAACCGTTTCCATATGTACTAGCTGTGTAGCCGTAGTTATTGCCGGACGAGTTAGAGCCTGAGGCTCCGAAGTAGTTAGTGATCCGGTTGATCGTTGGGTAACTAGCTGTGATCGTATTGCCTAGGCTTGTCAGACCGGCACCGAGGGCGGCGTTGCCCTGAGAGGTAGCAGCATTACTGTAATCATTGCTAATCTGGCCACCCAAGCCATAAATCTTCTTCTGAGTATCGAGGACTTGGTCTTGGAGGTTCTTGCTTTGATTGACAAAGTTACTGTTCTGATCCTGAGCATTGAGATAAATGCTCGTGATATTCTTATTGATCGCAAAGAGTTTCTGTCCTAGTTCAAGGTTCTGCGAGATACCGAGAAGGTTAACCCCGGTCTGTCCGGAGATATCTGCACCTGCCTGAGAGACAGCAGTGCTGCCGGGAGCGGCTGCGCCTTGGTTGGTCGCATTAGTCAGTGATTGTGATTGTGCGACAATTCCTTGACGAATTGCGTCCCGGCGGCGACGGGTAGCGTCAAGCACCGAGGCCTGCTGTCGGAGTTCATCCGCTTGAGCCTGCTGGGCAATGACGTCTTTCTGGGTCTGGATTTGAAGCTGCTGCTGATTAGTCTGAAGAGCAAGCTGCTGCTTCTGAACGTCAACGTTACCAGCTTGTAGATTAGCGATCTCGCCCTGCTTGGCAGCGGCAGCGGCATTACTAGCAGCAGCGTCGCGCTGAGCGGAGGCATTGGAATACATGCCGTAGGCAGAGACACCTACGCCGATTGCTCCAATAATTGTTGAGACTGCGAATGCCATTCGAGATATTCTTCCTGTGTCTTACACACGAACTCGCGTTCGATGGTGGGTACGTCTGTTTCGTGAGTATGAAGTACTGTAGTCCAGATGCATTCGGTCAAAGCCAGAGCAATACGCTTAGTCCCCGCTGGGGAGACAACCGTATAAGGTGCTTCGATGTCCTTGAAACCGTCGTCTGTGAGAAGACGCATCTTTCCTTTGAGTAGGAAATTCAATTGTTCTTGCTTGTGGACTGCCCCGGTTAGGACGCAGCCCGCATAGATTGTAAGCTCTCTGGCGTAGACCCCCGGTGAGAAGATGTGTCTGACCGGGAGTTCTATTTGAGGCATCTTCAGCATCTCAGCCTCTACGGCGAAGACGTCACTAATGCTAGGCCGCGGCGTTTGAGGTGTCGAAGGTCGACCAACCAACGAGGTTGAAGGGCAATCCAGAGACGGACATAAACTTGAACTGAACAGAGGTTCCCGAGCCTCGGACTTTGAGGCGTCGTCTGGCAGCGTCATAGTTAGTCTCCGTATGGGCAATCGTCTGATTGATCGTTTGCTTGTTAGTCCATTCCCCGGTATTGCCGGATGTCCCATAATTCCAAAGAGCTTGGAACTTGTAGGAGTTAGAACCACTCGCTAGATCACTAAAGACGAAGATGTAGTTCGTCTGGAAGTTACGTTCACCTTGCGTCAGCACACGGTAGCCCGTAGTGAAGAAGCTAGAGTAATCGACACCCCCGACGATCTTCTGAGTCCAGTCTAGGTAAGCGACGTTGAAGCATTCTCCGAAGGAGAACTTACCGCCTGAATAGACGAGGTACTTCGTAGCCGTGGTCACCGTAGTTTGGGTAAACCCGTATGTGATCAGGTTGTTGCCTAGGTTATCGACTACCTGAGTAGCGGTATTATCGACGATGTTATCCGAACCTACGAGACTGCCTGCACCTTCAATGGTAACAAGGCTTTGAACGTCTACAACAGAGTCCGGTATCGTCCATGTGTAGAATGCACCGATGAGGACATTAAATGATAATACACTGTCGAAGGTATACGTCTCGGTAAGACTCGCTGAGTCAGCCTGACGGTACAGCCACTGTATTACGTGTGTCCTAGGGTTGTAAGTACCGCGGGCAAAGCGACGGCCATTCGAAGGAAGATCAAGAAAATAGTCTTTGATCTTTTCGTTGGTCATCGAGACTACAGACAGTCCTTTCTGGGGATCGCTGGTGATCAGATTGATGCCTGTGTTGTTCCACCAAGCTACACTACCTTGAGCTACGACGAAGCTCGTCCCAGAGATCGAACGATCATCTGAGATGCTAGACACAGTGTAGTCAGTCGCTGCGAAACCTACGCCTTGCGAACCGGAGATAGCCCAGACGCCGTTAGCACCAAAGACTAGGAGGGTGGGGCCGAGGCTGATCAATCGGAAGATTGTACCTGCACCGGGGATCGAGATGATGCCACCGTCGGACGGGAGGAAGTCGAACAACGTCTCCGAGGTCGGATCGTTATCGGACATACAAGACCCGAAGTCGGCGGGCTTCTGGACGATCTTGGAGAAGTAAATACGAGAGTTATAGCCGACCGTATTGACGCCAGTGTAGAACACACGGCCTGAGTGGAATTCAGTCACAGACGGACGAAGGGTTCCTGAGGTCTCATCAATACCAGATAGGGTGATCGTAACTCCGGCTTGAGCTAAGGCCACAGCCGCTCGGTTGGTGTTCCAAGGATTTAGCCGGAAGAAGCCACGTGGGGCTGGGCTTGAGCCACGAGAGTTACTGGCAATGGTGGTGGCCGGAGCATAGATATCCGTGCTGTCTTTGAAAATCCACCAGACGTCAGCGTTACTAGGATACGTGTTACCGGCGGCGGTGTAGAACGTCCCAGCGCCAGTAGAGAGCCGATCTCGCCAACCTTGATTGATCAGGTTGTACGTATGGTTAGCGGTCAACGTTGCCGGTCGATTATCGACTAGTACATTTTCTTCAATACCGATCGTATCTCTGATCTGGAATGTAATGATGCTCGACGTAAACGTACCAGCACCGATGTTGTACTTGACGTAGAACGGATCGCAGTACGGATGGACAACGAAGAGATAGCCTAGTCCGGCGGAGAACTGGCATTCGTTGAGATTGAGATTGTCCGTGGTAGAGCCTGAAGACTGGAATGACGATAACGTAACCGTATTAGCGGATCGTCCAGTTGAGAGTGACAGGGCTGCATTCGTGTTATAGAAATACAGAGTATCACCATTCTGATGGACAACGAGGTTGACGTTACCGTCACCACCAGCGTTCTTCCAGTAGTAGGTCGTCTGAGCCTTTTCGGTATTAGAAGCTGTAAACTCAGTGAAGTTATTCTCGTAGTCAAAGCCGTTACGCCGCGTCACAATGCCGCGCTCAGAAAAGACTACGTTGTCTTGGTCGAAGGCAGCGTTCTGAGGAAAGTTGAGCGCAGTAGCCTGAGTGATAAAACCACCAATGAAACTGTTCTCAATGGCAGTGGCGGCATTACGCGGCATGAATTAAGCTTTCTTTTTAATGCGTTCTTTGATCTCAATCTCAGCGGATTGACGTTCAGAGGCGTACTTCTTAGCGGCTACTTCGGCGAAGCTCCACTCAGTATAAGAAGCATCTTTAAGGTGAGCCGGAAGCTGGCCATGCTCCAGACTGAAGGTAATCAATCCGTAGGGATCGTTACGAGTCATACGAAGGATGTTGCCATTCTCTAGGTCTACAGTCCGGACATTGCTCTGTCGGACCTCGAAATCATTCATCATGTGCGTCCATAATTCGGTAGGCGTTTATAGTAGCTACCGGTATTGATAGCCTGTTTGTCGTCTTGGAGTTTGATCCAAGTCTTCCTAGCAGCCTTCTCAGCCTTGTTGTTGGTGACCTGACGAAGCTCGGCAGAAGCCAAAGCCTTAGTCTCGTGCAGCCAGAGCTGGTGGACCTGACTATCGAAGGCTGGGGTGAAACCATCGATCAACAGAAACTGAGTGCTGTACTGGCCGTAGGCTAGTGTCTTGCTGGTCTGGAGAGTATCGTCTACGCCCTTGTCTACACTGCTAAAGAGAATAGTGTTATCGTCGAAGGTCGTGTACCAATCCGGGGAACGATCTGTGTAATACAGGACTTCGAGAGTCGTAGCAGGGAGAACGAGGTTCATCTGGGCTACGTTCGGATCGTCTAGGTTCAGTCCGTCTTGACGCTTCAAGAACTCATCGAACATAATGGGTTTGAGAAGGGTCCAATAAAGCTTTCCATCAGAAGAGTCTGCGATTGTCCGCTTGTACTTGATCCAGTCCACCGACTCAAAGCCGAGAGGACGGTACATAACAATTGGACGTAGAACGTCAGTGCTTGCAGTCAATCCGAAGAGACGGTAGTCTTCTGGAAGATCGGCGTTTTGAATTAGATCGTTGTAGACAGTCTCGGCGCAGTAAGCGACCTGAAGACTTTCAGTGGTATCGAGTACGGAGTTTACTTCGTCCGAGTCCATGCTGGACAAAGTACGTTGGACAATGTCCAGAAGACTGAAACGGATCATTTACGTGCCAATGCCATAATGCCAGAGTGAAGGAATAGAAACGCTACGATCCAATTGCTGTAGGTAGCAATCTCACCGGTGAGAGCATCAGTAACACCCCAGCCGAAGACCTTGTCCCAAAGAATGCACTTACCGTAGTAGACCATCAGCGGAAGTCCGAAGCCAACCTGCATAGCGACAAGCCATCGGTTCTTTAGAAGCTCAGCCTTCATGCGAAGGATTTGGACTTCAGCGTTGATAATGTTTGAGTCGATCTTTCCATCGACCTTGTACATCTCTAGCTTTGTATCTAGTTTCTTCTGAGCCCAAGAGTTGAACGCGTCAACAACCTTACCGATAATCGGAATGCTGCTCAGGAAGAAACTAAGCATCACTATCCGTCTTCTCTACAGTCTTAGTCTCGACTGTTTCGGAGACCTTCTTGTTGTCTGTGTACTTACGCAGCAGAAGGAAAGAAATACCGATAGCAGGAACTGCGTATGGGCGGTACGTCTCAGGGACAATAGGGGAAAGATCGTAGCCCGAAGAACTAGCTACGTCCCAGACACCTACACCCGTGGTCGCCACCGCCAAAGCGAAGGTCTTCCATTCACGGATTAACTTATCAATTACTTTCATGTATCACCTAAATGTACTGGCCTCTTCCACCATTAATAAAACCAGCGGATGTGCCGGGAAGATCGCCCGAGGGATTGTTGCTTCCGTAGATAGTGCCGAAGCCATCAATCTGGTATTTAGGGCCAACGGCGTGACCGTAAGTTGTCTGATCCCATGTCATACCGTGGCTGGTAACGTTTCCGCTCTCGAAAGCGTAGGCAAACCCAGACAAGAACTGAGGTGTGCCCCAGAATTGCATTGTCCCGCTAATGAGGATATTACAACCCCCAGCGGAGGCCGAGAGAACATTAGGGGCTGAGCCTAGGGCGATGTATTGAGCGCCCGCAATACCACCAACTGTTTGACCGTTTTTACTAGCCAAAACGTAAGCAGCACCGGCGTTTCCGAATACAATATCGTTATAGTTGATTTTAGAATACGTCATACTGCATATACCGGCACCGTTGACGCTATCTAGTTTAAGGTACTGAACCTTAAAAGCCGCTCTCTCAAAACCAAAGAAACTGTTATTGACTGTTGAGACCGAGGTACTCCACTTATCTGAAATATTACCTTGAAAGACAACATCATCGGCAGAGGTCTGCCCAACAAAGAGACCTGCAAAGGCTACCTCATCGGTAAACGCACTGCCGGGGTTAAGCTGAAGGACAACTTGCCCGCCGCGCAGATCGAAATCTCGTTGGCACTTATTCCACGCGTATTGGCGTGTCCGCCATGGTGTTAGAGCAGTAAGGCCATCATTGGTATCATTACCAGTCGGGCTGATGTAACGAGTAGTAGTTGTAGTAATTTCTGTACGGGCCATTTAAATCCTTACTGAGAACAGTATTCGGTGACTACAACCAGACCAGAAGTACCTGATCCACCAGCAGCAGCCGTTGCAAAGTTCATACATGCACCACCTGAGCCACCACTCGCGAAACCAGTTCCGTTGATGCCCGTTAATGCAGTCGCTGTTGCGGCTGAAACACCACCAGCACCCACCATAGATGATCCGCCAGCGCCTGAAGCCGCTACACCTACAGCCGTATTAGCGTAGGTACCGTTACCACCAATTGCGCCATTAGAGCTTGAGATATCACCTGTACCGGCAGCACCAGCAGGACCACCTACTAAGAACGTACCGGCGCCGCCGCCGTTGGCAACGCAAAGGGAACCTACACTAGTTGCACCACCAGCAGTATTAGAAGCACCACCGGCACCGATAGTAACTGCCTTCGATGCACCGATAGTTGCCTTAGACGCCGTTAATCTTGCATAATTTCCTGCGGTACCGCCGCCGCCAGCAAGACTGAAGCCAGCTACACCAGTAACAGGTCCCCCGCCACCTCCGCCACCCCAACATTCAATAACACAGTACAGCATATTGGCATTAGGGGTGTACGTTCCAGTAGCAGTAAACGCAGTAGTTCGTATGACACCAACAGCCCCAAGATTAGTTCTATCGGCTGTAGTAGCGACCACAGCCCCGGTTCGACCTTCATACGAAGCCACCGAACCAGCACTAGCTAGAGCGCCTACAGTTGTCTTCTTAAAGGCGTTAGACGCCGCACTGTCCTGAATGAGGACGATATCAGCAGAGACGGGTGATGCCTTAGACGTCAAGGCAGTAATATCCATCGCTGTCGGAATAGCAGAGGAGCCCGTCGCATTAGCGACAATAGTATAAGCCGCTTGAGCGGTTAAACCAGAAAGGGGTAATCCTGTGGCGTTGGTCAGCGTCCCCGACGAAGGGGTTCCGAGAGCACCGCCATTGATAACGACTGAACCAGCCGTACCAACATTGACACCAAGCGCCGTAAGGACGCCAGTACCTGCACCAGTAAGGCCAGTAGAAATAGGGAGGCCAGTCAAGTTAGTTGCTACACCAGAGGCAGGCGTTCCAAGAGCTCCGCTGACGAAATATGCAGCACCAGTACCGACTTCATCCGTGAGCAAAGCCCTAAGGTTCGCGCTCGACGGAGTGGTCAGAAACGTAGCAGCGCCAGTGGCCAGACCAGAGATACCAGTCGAGACCGGCAGACCAGTAGCATTAGTCAATACTGCGGCGGACGGGGTCCCAAGATTAGGGGTGGTCAGAACAGGGTTCGTTCCGAAAACCAACAATCCTGTACCAGTTTCATCTGAGATGACACCAGCAAGCTGAGACGATGTAGTAGCTGCGAACTGTGAAAGCGGAGAGCCTTTGTAGGCCACCGTACCACCAGCGCCGAAATCAGCCGTAGAGCTATCCGTACCTGTGAACGTCAGTGTGTTGCTTACGGTCAGAGTCTTGGTATTTGCAATCGTGAGAGTAGCTGAAGCCGCTGGCTGTGTGATGGTGACTTTGTTGACTGTCGTGAAGACAACGTCAGGCAGCGTGCCGATAGTGACAGGGCTGGTGCCAGATTTAGTTAGGTTTGTACCAGCGGTAATAAGGCTTGAGTCAGAAACCCATCCGAATTGGTAATCGACACCACTAGTTTTGGCAAGAACATCACCGGAGTTGCCCCCCGCTGGAATGTTACTTACCGTGCCGGTCCCGTAAAAATCACTCAAGTCCTGTAGACGGAGGGGTTCATCTGCATTCACGGGTTTTGGTAGATTGAGAATGCGGTAGCTATTCATGTCGAAATTAGCACCCATTTGATTGGGGCTGGTTCCGTCACGAGATAACGTCTTCTCCATGGCTACTTCAATAGCCGTGTTATTGGCATTGATATTGGCCGTAGCCGAATTCTGGTTCTCCAGATTAGCCAGATCAGTCAGAGTAAGCTTGGCCATAATAACCCTTAAAGTTTAATCATGATATTGACGTAGGTCGTCGGCTGGGTGATACTAAAGGCAGTCTGAGTAACACCGCCATTGAGGGATGATGTTCCGCCTGTAAGCGTAGCGCCACCAGTCGAAGTAATCGCACCCGCAGCAGCACCAGTGCCGATAAGACTGCCGGGCTGATTGTTAGTATCAAAGTTAATGAAAGGGTTGGCAACCGAGCCTTGAAGAATATTGGCTCCTGTGCTAACAACAGTTATCGTTCCAGTCACCGTGACCGCGAATGTCACATTAGGTAGATTGGCAGTACCAAGCGTGATGGTTTCATTACCACTCCAAGTGCCAACCGTGCGAGCGGTCAAACCTGAACCAGTGCCAGAGTTGCTGAGTGCGCGTCCTGCACCTAGTGGCAGAGCGAGTGTCTTATGAGCAGCGTAGTCCGCCGCCGCAGAAGCACCCCTACCACCTGAAACCGGGCATAAAGAATTGCTATAGTTATTCCAATACAACGCAAACAAAGCTGCCGTATCGGCGTTGGCACGGATCGTAGCACTCGAAGACGCATCTCCGATTGTGCCGTCCGACCATAAAATCCAAGACGTATCTGCGGCGACTTTGTGAGTAGTTTTTATGTCACCAGTCGACCAAGCAGAGTTCGTGATAACACTGGTAGCGTCCACCCAAGAACCACTACCAGCACCATCAGATACATAAACACGCCCAGCCAGTGCCGTATCAGCACCTTTAGGCTCGTGAAGATCGGCACCAGTGAGATTTTTATGTATCGTTGACATATCAGACCTTAATCAGTTCATAACCTACGATCAGCGTGCCGTTGAAGGCAACCGAGGCATGGGCGTTATAAATCTTGAAAGTAATCGTATTAGCGGTCGGAACAGCAGACAACAGAATGGGGACACCCGTAGTGCTCGTGCCACCAATTACGGTAGCCTGAACAATGTCAGTTGCAGCGACAGCAGAGTTTGTAAGGGTCAAGGTGTAAGTCGAGCCAGCGGCGGTCGTAACCGACTCTGACGTAATCTTACCTGACGGCTGATTAAGGGTGGCTGCACCAGCCGTAGCGGATGCAGTTTTGGTACCCTTGCCCAGCGAGAACTGGCTTACCTCGACACAAAGACCAATCTTGTCTTCAGTGTTCTCAGGGCCATATTTCGGCTCGGCCATTTTAACTCCTTACAGCGGGAACGAGTAGGTGATGCGGACGTTGATACGACCGGCGGTAAACGCAGCCGTGTCATAGTCAGCGACCAGCGTACCGTTGTTAGCGAGGATCGTACCGAGGAAGGCACCGGCGTTGGACGTACCCTTCACGAAGGAAAGGACAGTACCAACAGCCGCCATCGCGGTCTGAGTCAGCGCAGCAGCGGTACCGAGACCATCCGCGTCGTAGACAGTCGTGGTATCAGTACGAACCAGACCCAGATTAAGGGTAGCGTTCGTACCGGTAACAGCGACAACCGTTTCGACATCGACCTGTTCAATGAGGGCACCCTTATCGAGGCCCGCATTATAGTCGAGGATCGTCTGAGTGGCCGAAGTCACATCGACAAGGTTGAGCGCAAACTCAACAGTTCGCTTAGCGGTCAGGGTACGATACTCGCCGGAACGGCCAGCCTGACCCTCAACCACACCAAGTTTGACGGTGAGACCGTCTGCATTCTGCCAAATAGGCATATCTATATCTCCTTAAGCTACTGCGGTTGCGTCGGTGAGGACGGTAACCATGTTCTCAGGACGGTAGAGCTTGAAGTCGTAGCGGCACGTAGTGACGTACTCTTCACGCTGGAGGTCCTTATTATAGTCGGTATCAACCTTCGGGGGCTGACGAACGGCACCAATGAAGGGCAGAACATCGGGAGCAGCCGAGAAGAAGATGTTCGCAACACCGTTGGTGGTAACGGTCTGAGAGTTAACGGTCTCAGTAATGCCCTGCGGCAGGTTCTGCGACTCGTAGACGTCAAAGCCGTATACGTTCTTGACGAAGCGCGTACCAGTCGAGAGACCGGTAGCGATCACGCCTTCCCAATGGATGTTGTTCGAAACGTTGACGAGGTTCGTCAGAGTCTCAAGCTGATAGCCAACCGAGGGATCAACGATGGCGACGAGGTTAGTCATCGGCACGTTAGCCTTGGCAAGTGCGAACTTGGCCAGAGCGAAATCCTTAGGCGAGATAGCAGGCAGACCGCCTACGACACCCGAGCCCACGAAGCGGTGGTTCGCACCGTTAATGGTATTCAGGGACGAAGCCGTCTGACCGTTCGGGCCGATAGCAAGAGCGTCGATTTCCATCGCCTTGGCGATAGCACGGCTCATCTTCGGAACGAAGGACGAGACAAGACGGTTCATGTAGAACGAGTCCTGCTTCATCTTCTCGGTGATGAAAGTCGCGGACGACTTGTACTTATTGACCGAGAACGTGAAGTTACCGGTATCCATCCCGGTGTAACGGATAGCCTGACCTTCTGCGAAGTCCAGCGTTTCCATCTGACCGATGCTCGGGATGTTGATGGTATCACCATCAGGGAAATCCGAGATCATGTCGATGTAACGCATACCAATCAGTTCTTCGAGAAGAACCTCTTTGACCTGAGTCGACCAGATATTTGCACGAACGAGATGTTCGTTGTTAGCATAGCTAAAACCAGACATTGGTTATCCTTATTACGCTTCGAACGCTTCTTTGAGCGCCATAGCATCTTTGTACATTTGAGATTGAACTTCCGCAGAGAAGTACTTGACCTTGTCCGTGGCCTTGAGCTTCTCGTAATGACTCCGTGGCTTGTGGCCATCGGCAGTCGGTACGAAACCCGTAGGTGACAGGGACGAACCCGGAGGAACAAAGCCAGTGTCTTTGCTACCGCTAGGCAGCAGGTTGTAGATCAACTGAGGGCTTCGAGCCGCGAGTTCATCGAGGTCTTTGGCCGTGAGGCCGTTACTATCTGCGATTGTCTTGAGGGCCTGACCGTAGTTATCGCCGTACTTCTCTACCAGCTTAGCTTTGACAGCAGCGACGTTAGCCTCTGCACGCTTCTTGGCTTCACGCTGTTCGAGAACACGTTCGATATCAGCAGTCGTCAGGGTGTTTGTCTCAGACCGTTCAAGCGGCAATGGTTCTGCCTGCCTTCCAGTGTCTGCGTTCTTCTGTGCCAAGGCTTCCATTCGGTCGAGGATTTCTTGGGTTCGGTCTACCGTGGGCGTCCGGGTCTGGAGTTCACGGCGGAGTTCTGCTTGTTCAGTTTCAAGACGCTTGATGAAGGAGTCCTTCTCGGAGATCGCCTTGGCGATACCGTCTTCGTCTTTGTACTTCTCAAGGTAGTCAGCCAACTTCGGGGTCTGAGTTGGTTCGTTAAACAGGGACATGGTCTATCCTAATGTGATTAAGTCTTTGATCTTCTTGTAAGCAGAATAACTACCGTTACGGTGGGCCTGCTTATGACTCCAGTTCGGGTCCTTGAAATCATCAAGACTTAATGAATTGTTCTGGAGTTGACGTTCGTAATCCTCGATGATTTCCTTCAACCGGGTCAGGAGAAGGGTCGAGTTACGCACAACTACCCTGAAGTTTTCTTGGGCCTCAGGGTCTTTGATATGTTGCGTCCATGCGGACGAAAGGGGATTAGGCAGCGGAAGCTCCTAATGCTGTGGGCTGTGACGCCTGAAGGAGTGGGCCTCCATCGGAGTCGTCAGGGGTAAGACCAGAAGGCGTCTGAGCCTCCATCTGAGTCTTCTCCTGATGCGCCTGTGCTTCACGCCGTGAGTCTGCTTCCTCGGCGAGACGGATGTTCTGTTGAACAAGACCGTAGTCTTTGAGGTTGAGGTTCTCTTCGATCAGCTTGGCTACCCCAAAACCTGAGATATGCACGAGGACGGAGGGGTCTTCTCCGAGCTTGCTGTTATAGAAGGCGGTGAGGTTTTGGACGAGCTCAGCTTGCTCTGCAAAATGTCGAGCAGCAACTGGTTTAATCTTTCCTGCTCCTGTGATGTCAGCAGCGGATAGAGTGTCAAAAATAGTGATGTCGAATTCGGGGTCGAAGACTGGAATTGTAACGGCCCGCGATAGATTGCGTCGTGCCAGTTCGAGCATTGCATTGAGGAGGGGTTCAAGAATTTGTTCCTCGAATTGAGCGATCTTATTCTGGAAGATACGGGAAGCTGCGTTCTCAAGTCTTTGGACTTCGTAGGCAGTCTTCTCACCGGGGGTACGGAAACCCGCAGCCTCCTTGGGTGAACCGGCCATTTCCTCCATCATGCTCTGAAGAGTCATGATCTCCTGATTAGCAGTCAGGACTTGGAAGGGCGGGGCCATCATTTCTACGTCACCGTCATCGCCAACATGAATACGGGCAAACGGCCCCCACTCGAAGTCGGAGACATAACCCTTGATCTTCAGAGGTGGGAAGGTGATGAGATCGAAGACGTCTGCCTTCATGTTCTCGATGTGGTCGATGCGGTACTGAAGACCGACGAGGTTGTCGAGAGGACCCATGGCCCAGAGGTTGTCCTGACGCTTACGCCAGCCTGCATGGAAGATGGGAGCCGTACCGAAATAACTCGGGTTGGGCTGCTTGAGGATGATCTTGTGGCGGTCTACAACCGTGATGACGTGGTTCTCAAGGAACGTGTCACTTTCGGCATCGTAGAGGTCGCCGTAGAAGGTAAGGAGTTCGCAATAGTCGCTCTCAAGGTAAGCCCGGTAGTTCATGAACCCATCCATTTGCAGGAAGTGGTCCTCTACCTTTAGGTCACCTTGGCCAAGGTTGGCTGCTGTGTTCCGGAGTTCTTTCAGATAAGTCCAGAGTTCTTCGTAGGACTTCTTGGTATCCGGAGTGCTTTGGCTTTCTAAGAGCTTCTTGACTTCACCGATGGTTACCAGTGAGCGAATGATCTTAGGGGCGCGCTTGAAGTTACTGGAGATGGGGTTCATGACCAGTTCAAGCGGAGAGATACGTTTGGCCGCTGGGCCTACGTAGCCGACCTGCGTCTTATCTTCGAGCTGGACCGACTCGTCCACCCATTCGGGCATGACGAAGACGTTGCCGTAGTCGATGTAATCTAGGATTAGTTTGGTGACTTCGTTCTTGAACGAGTCCTGTGAGACGACCCAACCCATGTAGTTCAGGATTGCGTCGCGCTTCTCCTTGGAGTTAGCGTCCTTGGAGTCTGCTTCCCAATACAAGTTCTTACGCTTGGGGAAGATGCTGGCCATGTAGTTAGCGAGAAGGTTATCTCTGATCTGGCACAGCTTGGGAACGGTAGTCTTATTCTTCCAAGGGAGTTTGGAGTTACTCGTCTGGGACGTATCTGTTGCGAAGATATAAGTCCGGAGTTCTTCCCACTCTTTGATCTTGGGCTGTCGGAAGGTCTGCCACTCTTGGTAACGACGTGCAATGGCGCAGCCTAGGCCATCCGGGGACCAAATATCCCGAAGGACCATTGTCTTTCCGGCCATTAGGCGACACCCCCGAATTTACCGTGGATGAGGTTCTGGGTGGGCATCTGATTTCCAAACGATTGTGCTGGGGGAATACATACGTCGATAGCGGACGCTAGTGCATCCTTGACGTCATCGTGGGTGGGTTTAAGAACGACTAGCTCGTCTTCTAGGATTTGACAGTTACCACCTTGGTAATGCCATATCTGACGGTTGTCGTATTTAGGCCGAAGGATCGCATTGATGCGTTCGTGCTTCGTGCCTTCGTTCCGGTTGGGCCGGTAGTCGTCGATTGACAGGGCCAGTCCGTGAACTCTGATGTAGTCTTGCTTCAAGGCTCGGACGATTACTTCCTGAGCGGCTGTGACTTCTGCCCTGATCTTCCGGAAGTCCCACTTCCTGTGGAGGTTGAGGATTTCCTTGAAGTACTCGGAGATCATGTCCGACTTAAACCGAACGATCTCCAGTACGAAATATTGCAGGTGAGAGTCTACTCCGACGACGACAATAGCTGTATAGTCTGCCCGTTTCGCCAAGCTGAAAGCAAAGTCGATACTTGCGAAGACGTTAAGTCGCCGACCTTTATAGAACCATGATCCGTTTGCACGACTAAGGTGTGCTTTGTCGTAGTACTGGAAAGCGTCTCTTGGGACACCTCCGGTTGCGGCGTGGTTGGGGTCGTTGTAGTACTGGGAGTAGAAGGCTCCGATGTCAAGGTACTGTGCTTTCTTTCGTGCTAGAATTTGAGCGTTGAACCCGAACTCATGCCCGGACTTCGTCTTCTGGCGTGGCCAGAGGAATTCTCCGGTGCCGTCACCACGATCCTCAACCTGACGTTCGAAGATTTCGTAGAGGTTTTCCTCTCCTACGAGTTCTCCGTTTTCGTCTAGCTCTTCAACCTTGACCTCAAGGAGGTCGTTGTACAGGTCCTGGGGATTGTATCGAGTTCCGAGAACGAGCGTCTCGGACATGGCACCAGCGATGCTGGCGAGATAGCTGTACTGCTTACGGACCTTGTTACGGCCGTCTTCTGTGTCTGCGTTGTCTTCCACGACGGTATCATCTAGGACGATCTTGTCGGCGTGCATACCCGTGATGGAGGTAGTCAATCCTGCGGCCCAGATAGTCGGATCGCGGATGTATTCGGCTTTCCGCTTCGGATGATCAACCATGATCTCCGTCTCAGTCCACTTCTCTCGCTTGCCCTCATCCGGGTGGATCAGGTCAGGCCAGTACTTGCGGACGGCAGGGGAGGTCAGAATATCCTTGATGAACTTCAACTGCTTGATGGCCAGAGCGGATGTAGCAGAGATGTACAGGATACGGATGGCTGGGTTGCGGACGATCTCCCAAGCGGCTTTGTAGCCACCACCGATAGCGGACTTGCCGTGGTCTCGGGGGAGTAGGACGATTTGATGGGGCTTCCGGTCTTCGCGGGTAAGCCAAGAGATCAGCTCCGAGTGGACACTCGGTAAGACACGATCAGGATGGACCAACCGGATAAAGGCTTCAAGACTACCTTCGGCGGCCTCTTTGATAATGTCAAACTTTGATCTCACGGAAATTTATATCCTCGGACTGTGATGTACCAGAAAAGGAAGCTCGTGACGCCAGCGATCAAGAGAGACTTGATGAACCACTTACCGACATCGGCGTAGCGGTCATCCATCCATTCTTTGATAGCCTGCTTCATTACTTCCTTCTGGTCCTTAGGGGAGAGGTCGGACATTAGTAGAGTCGAGCGTACGTCGCTGTAGCCGTGGTTCCGGTGGACAGCAACTGGACAATACTAAAGGGCAGCACGGTTAGACCGACCGCCACGGGGACGATAAGGTTCTGGCCTCCTGAGGTCGTAACGGCGACGTTGCCCGCTACCGTGGCGATTACCGCTAGGGCGTTCGTATCAGAGAAGCGAACGGTGTCGGAAACGGTCACAGCAACAGCGGAACGATACCCGGTGCCTGCGTAAATACCTGTGGTCAATTAACAGCTCCTGTGACCCGAGAAAGGTCGTCATCGAGGGATGATGCCTCGGTCGCGAGGCGCTTGGTTTCTTTTTGGATTTCTTCTTTGGAGGGTCTGCCTCGTCGGCTCCCTGTACCTTCCTTCCAACCGCCATTGACGAGAAATTTATTGGCTTGGTGGAATTCTTTGGAGGTAGGGTCGGACGCCAAAGCCTTCATATTCATAAGGGCCTTGGCTTTTGTCCGGATTTCCAGTTCACGCCGCCATCTAGCGATGTACGGCTTAAACCAGTTGCAGTCGCAGAGTTTCTCCCAATGGTCCCATCCGTCGAGGTTGTTGACGGCAAAGGTGTACTCCGTTGGGTCGTCTGCTTCCATATAGAGACGGTAGAGTGAGGGGTAGCCCGCGTGATCGCGGTCTTTCAAAGTGTAGACAACCCCGGTCTTATCAGCTAAGACAGTCTCGAAGAAGAGGCCGCGAAGTTTACGCTGGCCGGTAGCAATGCGGAATAGGCTTAATTCTTCTTCAGCCATTCCCATGCTTTCTGGACAAGTCCGGGAGGGGTAGGTTTCGGGGCCTCTACCACGGGTAACTCTTTATCCGTCGTCTTAGGGGCCTTGCCGAATACGATGTCTCGTGCCTTGGCCCAATCACCCTCGGGGGCTGGGTAGGGCTTGCCTGCTTCATGACCAGCTTGAGCCTTGAGGAAGGGGATACCCATCGGGCCGAGCCAGAAGGCATCGTTCAGGACAGTAGACTCAGTAATGCCGGGGACCCGCGCTTTTACGTACTTGACATACGAAGGGACGTAGTTGCCACCCGACCACTTGGTAATGGCTTGGAGGAATGTCTTGTTGCGGTAGTTGTCTGAGGTCCGCCAGAGTTCAAGCTGGGCACAGATACCCTGAACCCAAGTATCGAAGACTGCGATGTTATTGCCCTGACCCATACCATCATTGAGATAGTACGTAATTTTGGAGCCGTACTTCAAAGCGATCTTGTTCGTTGTCGGGTAGTTCTTGTTGGGACCGGGGCGCTTGCCCGAGATACCCCACATAGCTCCGGGGTTCTTATAGCGGATCGAGGCTGGCTCCACGGAGGACCCTCCTTTAAAGATTAGACAAAGAAAATGGGGAGTAGAACCAATAGGTTCCTTTAGGAACGGTTCTAGCAGCAAGAAAGAAACTAATTGTGAGACAAGGTAAAGGCTGAGAAGTTATTAATCAATGATATCAATTACTTAGTTATAAGCTATATAGGATATTAATTAATATATAGATATTTAGCTAGACTATAGAGATATTATATCACTTTCTGAAAACCTTGTCAAGTAAAATCGTACATGGTTTATGATTATTTTTATATGTCAATGTAATCAATGGCTTAGGTTTTAGACAGAATGGGGTATTTCCTTAAGATTGTCCTAATTGGAGAGTGCCGCGATTGCTATACCCGTAAGTACATGATTTCTATAGAGAAGTTCTGAGCGACTGAAACTCTGGAATTTCTGTGAGAAAAGGTTGAGGTGCCTTCAACGCTTCTTAGGCCACCCCCCTCCCCCTTGACGGCCTCTGCATATGGAAATGCCTCAGGCTAATTCAAAACAATTGATAGCAGATAAGTATCTTTATGTCATAACTATGTGTAATAGCTTCGGGAGAAGGCCGCGATTGTTACATATCGGAGAAAGGTGACAGGTAGGAATATGCAGATCGGACTTGTTGCGTGGTATCTTTGGGGTGAAGGTGAATTGAAATGCGCTCATTGCACTGGCAGTATCGTTAAGTCACTGATATCCTAGGGATATATCCTCAGGTGTCCAAGCCGGTAGGTAATCACGGACTTGTGATGACATCTAGGGCTTGACAGACCCTGATTTGCATTGCATGTTGTCCACGGAATGCAACGAAACACAAACGAAACAAAGGACAACACAATGTCACTTATTCCAGAACGTGACGGCCCGATTGATTTGGCGGCGAACGTTGAAGCCGCGTTACGGACTATTATTCTCTGTCTCCCTGAGACTAAGCCCGGTAAAGACTATGACGACGACGTCTACATGATCCATGCTTTCGCAAAGCGTTTGTTAGAGCGCCAGCGCACCTTGCCTCAACGTATTATTGACGAAGCAGGAAAGAATAAATCATGACCGGGAATGTAACAGGTCTGTTAATGGCCATAGGCTTTGTCTGGTTTATCCTGAGTGCAGGCGTGTGCCTGTACCTGTATCGGAGGGGGCCATTGTGACTGACCTTGAGCGTATCCAATACGAAGCACGCATCCGCAACCTTCTCGCCCTACTATGGAGCAAGCCATGAGACTTCAATCCGACTACGCACTAGAGATTGTCACCATTGATATAGACGACGGCCCGGTACATTGGCTGGCGATGTGGTGGCAAGGCGATGACCGAAAGAATACTACTCCGATATGGACTAGCCCCACGGCTTATCCGTCCATCCTAGATGCGTATCGCAGTGCAGCTAAATGGGCCATGCTTCACGCTCCAATGGAGCTATGCGCCGCAGTGATACAACTCAAAGACTGATCTAATACCGACGCTACCAAGCGGTAGCTTGGGACACAAAAATACCCCCTAAGGTTTTATCCCTAGGGGGTTTTTCTTTGTCTACCATTAAGTGATTTATGACAGGTCACAATGGCGTAACGGTAATCACCAATGAGACGTAACCCGGATAACTAGACCTGCAATGCCTTATCAGAGAGTCATAGTTATAGAACGTCTTATGGGGATTAATCTCGCTCCCGTCGGCTAACGTCACTGTATTGAGTATAATCATTATCATCACTCCACACACGATTGACTGTGTTCTGTTCCACCATGGAAAAGACAAGCCAACCGATTGCAAGCATGAACATGACACTCAGCGTGCCCGCGATCCATGCCATTGTATGTAGTTCCCCTGCGATATCCGTCACTTGAAATTCCTTTCGGCGAGAGTCACGGCTAACTCATTGGCAAGATTAGATAAATCATCCACGTCACGCTTGCTTAACGAACGGCAACACAACGCATTCTCGACACACATCAAAGCCAATTCATCTTTGCCCGCCTTGATATACCTAGATGCGTCTAGGACAAACATCTTAACTAGCATCATATCAACCCCCTACATTAAGTGGCGGAATGCCACATTAGAATAACTACCCATTATATCTATGACAGGTCTGTATTACAAGGTGTATTTGATCACGTTATTGTGATCATCGATCACGCGATTGTTACTTGACAAACGCCCAATAGTGTGCTAGACTGAGTCATGGTATCGGGATACAGTGTTAAACTCCTGTGTTCGTCACTCACTATACTATACACGCGAGAACATTACATTTCCGTTAACCCGTCTAATCACGCTTTCGTGTATTGCTTATCGTGGATGGCGTGCTATAAGTGCCTAGTCCCGACTGCCACTAGGCAAAAGGGCAAATACCTCTCTCGGAATAAGCCGGGGTAGGTATCAGGGGAACTATGTTCAAAACCGGGTTTGCTTCACTAAGTGACGCGCCCTACACCACGGAGAACGAAAATGACCAAAACCTCAGTAGCATCCACTCCCGTTAAGGCTGGCGAAGCACCTGTCAACACTGTCCCGGCGTTGAACTTCAACGAAGCCCGCGACGCCGCAACGAAGTCTCTTTCGGCGGTTATGAAGGGCGGCAGTGTTTGTGTCACCTTCATTGCCTCGGCCCTTCTGGTTGGCTATCTCCAGCAAACGGCCATGAAAGTGAAGATGGACGTTATCCGCGATGAATTCATGCTGGCCTTGAAGAAGAAGGGCTTGGGCGGCACTCAGGCGAAGAAGTATATGTCTGTCGCGAACAAGATCGCCGTGGCGATGTTCAAAGAATGCTCTTACGGTATGGAAATGGCAGCCTTGATCGCCGCGAATACCCCCGACAAAGCCCATGATGCAGTGACAGGTTTCATCGCCCGCCATACCAAGGGTAAGAAAACCGAACACGGTTTCAAGCTGGACGACGCTCTCGACCGGCTGAATGTCCTGATGATTTATCTGGGCATGGAACCTGACCCGGCCAAGCCTGAGAAGCTGGGCGAAACCACTACGGACGCCCAGAAGCAGGACAAGCGGCGGACCAACGCGGCCAAGGCCATCGAAAAGGACGCTGGCATTCTGTCCAAGGTCAATGCCGAAAAGCTTGTGGATACCGTCGCCAGCGTGGTGACATTCGACAAGCTCGTTACCGCCCATGTCAACAAGATGACCGATGCCAAAAAGATTTTGGCTGAACTCAAGGCCATCGAAGCGGCGTACAAGTCCCGCATCAAGTCTCTGACTGCGGACATGGGCAAGGCCAAGGCGAAGGCGGAAAAGCCTGCTGAACCTGTCACTTCGCAGGAAGCAGCGGCGGCGTAAAGCCTAGGGATACGGAACAAACCCTTAGGGCGCGTTCCCCCGCAAATACTACCTAAGGGTTGACCCTCCGGGATTAAGTTCTCGGAGGGTTTTTCTACGCCTGTATTGCGTACCAGAATACCACTGGATACCACTCTCAACCTCATCACAGGCCGCGCCGAGCGGGTGGAGAAATCACTAAATGGCATTACTTAAATCCCAAGCTTTATTGCTTGAGGAATTGCGCGCTGCGGAAGCAGAGCAGTGCTACAAGATGTTAGCCGGGTGGGCACCTCAGGAACCTGTCATCACGCCAATCGTGGAGCTACCCACTCGAAAGGCAAAAGAGGACACCACCCCGTTTGGCTATGATTACAGCCATCTTCCGTCACGGAATGCCAGTCGGCATAGGATATTCTCAGAGCTTTAGCTCGTTAGTGAATTGTAACGCCTTTAGTTTGAGTAATTAGCCAAGGAAAGGTTCGCCCTTCCGGCTGATCCAAGAAGCCCCTCAAGTGTGTGTCTCCGTGCACGCTTCGAGGGGCTTTTTGCGTTTAATGAAGGCTTAGTGTGTCGCAATAATGCACTAGGTCATTTAATGGCTAAAAGCCACGGAGATTGAAATGTCTAAGGGAATTGAAGGCTCGCTTCGAAACGTTCTGATTTCGGGTGCGAAGGTTTCGTTTGACGGTCGGACTACGGCAGAGGTCGAGACGACCCGCGACACGTCCAAGAATTTGAAGGCGCGTCCCAAGAAGAAGCGTGACTACAAACAGGAGCTGGATCAGTTGGTCCTTCCTTAACTGATACGAATTTGTGGCTTGCTGGGGCAGGGATGGGTACGGGGTTACTTTAACCCTAGGCCATTTGACGGTTTCCAACACCGTAGGATAGTCACAACGCTCCGGGTGCGGCTCGGGGCAAAAGAAGGCCGTAGATGCGGAGCATCGCGTGAAACCGAGGTTTCTGCATGGCTAAGTGGAGTGCAAGCCCGGAATGGCTGCTCCGACTTCTTTCAAGATTTAAGATGACAGGACGACGTCAATCACAACAACGGACTAGCATCGGGCTATGTCTGCATCACGGAGACTTCAATGGACATGAAATCGGGATTGTCGCGCGCCATCAAAGACGCGGCCCATAAGAAGCGCCGTCCGCTTCTAGCTTCCAAAGCTACCTCTGCTATGCTGGCGGTGGCTCAGTGGCACTACGACCGTGCCTGCGAAGCGTGGGATACGTACCAGCATTGTCTGGACGATCAAGGTTTGTTTCACCCGGACTTTATCCCGGCTGTGAAATCTGCACTTAATGACTTTCACCGTCACATCGCCATCGGCGATAAACTTCTGAGGGCCTGAGCATGAACCAGTTATCATGGTTTATCTACCTTTCCGATATTCTGGGTAACTTCCAGATCGGACTGAACGTCGTCGGTTGGGGCTTTATATGTGCCCTGCTGCTGTGGTCGTTCGTGCGTATTATTGACGAGGATGCACGAGATGCTCCAATGCGTCCGCGCTGGTACGGATGGGTAATCGGAGTAGCTTGCGCCTCCATTGCGATGGCTCTACCCGGCAAGGACACAATGCGATTGATGGCTGCATCCGAGTTCGGCGAGCGTGTCATCAACTCCGAGCGTGTCCAAGGCATCGTTGATCCGGGCCTGAAATACGTGGAAAAGTGGCTGAAAGATCAGCTCGCAGAAAAGAAGAAGGATTGACCAATGACGCATCGCGTCTTCGTATACGGCACACTCAAGCGTGGCATCCAGAACCACCATCTTCTACGAGGTGCCGAGTATGTCGGGAATGCGTACACGATTGAATGTTTCACGATGTTCAACGTAGGCTTCCCTGTCATTCGTACCTCGGAGTCTGAGGAAGCCCGGTCTGTATTCGGTGAGGTCTATGACGTAGACGACACCATTCTGGCGCGGCTCGACAGGCTGGAGAACAACGGCGTTATGTACGACCGCAAGACCGTACAGATCGCATTCCCTCCCGGTCAGGGTATGGCTAGTGGTGGCCAAGACCTGATCGACGAGGCTGGTATCTACATCGGCAATCCTAAGTATTGGGATCAGTGCAGCCCCCAGCCGTACACCAATACGAACGACTTCGGAGAACTAGAATGGCATCCGTGAATGGATATATCATCTTTGAGGACGGGCACGTCGTAGCCAGGTGTGATACGCTGGCTGAGGCCAAAAGTTACGTCAAAGATGATATCGAGAACCGTCACGACGAAACGGTATTCGAAATCTGCAAGATAGGTAAGTGTGTGGCAAAGGCGGTGCTTGTCGTGCCACCACGGCCTAAGAGAAACGTGCAATGGTCATGACCCTAGACCTCACAAAGCCCGTTCAGACACGGGATGGCCGCAAGGTTCGAATAGTCTGTACGGACTACGCAAATACGTATAAACGGCCCATTATAGGACTCATCGCTGGCTTTGATGATGGGCGCTTCGGCCATGAAATGATGCAGGTGTACGCCTTGGACGGGACGTGTACCACCGCGGCGCAAGACCTCGTCAACGTCCCCGAGAAGCGGTGGCTGAACATTTACACGAATAACCCCGGTTTGAAGTACCACACCTCGCGAGAGGCGGCGCGAAAGGAAGGGTTGTCTTCGTCGTGGTCGAAGTACTACCTCAAAACAATTGAGGTCGATCTATGCCCGTAGATTGTGAATTCCCACATTGTGATTGTCCTCACGAGGGCGATTGCGAAATGCTTGACGACACCTTCGACGATGAACTCGTCGGGGAAGACTGGATCGACGAAGCCTATCAACTGAAAACGGAGAGAAATCAAAATGACGAAGACTACATCTATCGCCTCTAAAGCTGCTGACGCAGCGTCTAAGGCCAAGGCTCTTGTCGCTTCGATGTTCACGCTGGACACCACGAAGATCGACGCGCTTATCAACACGATGGCAGCATCCGCGGGTGTTTCCACGGCCCGGTATTTCACGTTCAAGAAGAACGGTGATATCGTTTCACAGAACGAGACCGTGTGCTACCACGCCATCGCTAATTACTGCGAGTCCGCTGATGGTCTTGGGATCGTCTTCCAAGGTTATGGTGGCTTCGACAATGGCGACCGCTGGCGCAAGGCCAGTGAAGACGATCTCTTGTGTGACCGTGCGTATCCTTTCGTCAATGCCGATATGGGCCACTACAACGCGGAGTCTCTCGAATGGCTGAAAGCACTACTCGATCCGGAAGGACCGTTCAAGACGTTGTTGCCGCACATGCTGGAGACCGACCCGGAGAAGGTGCAGGCACGCCGTGCTTTTATCTTCCCGGACGTTTCTTCGATCCCGGCACGCCTGACGTGGTGCTTCGCAATCGCCTCGCGGCTTGGTTACGCGAATGCCCGAGTACTCTGGAGATACTTGCATCTCTTGGAGAAGGGCTTGAGCCGTCCAATGGCGGTGCTGATCGCGTCGGGCTTCGAGGGTGAGATCAAGGTCGGTGAGCCGACGGGTCGCATCATCAAGTCCTATACGGGTGGGTTCCTTGGTGTAGACACCACGGCCTACGCAGGACGGTTCCTGTCATGTTCCCCGGTCGAGGACAAGCCGTTCAAGGACCACAAAGTGGGAACCTACAGCAGCAGTAAGGTCTTCGAGTCGGGTAAGATCGACATGAAGAACCTCACCTTCGACAATTGGGATGCTGTTATCGCTTACACTGAGCAGCGGTATTCCGATCAGGTCAAGACCATCGGCCTGGAGAAGGCAGCATGACGACTACGTATATGGTCGAAATTGATGGTGAGATGAAGGACGGCGAAACCTTCGAAACCATCAAAGGAGCGCGTGACTTCGTGAAATCCGAAGCCGAAGACAACGGACAGACTGACTTTGAAGTCGCGATCTACAGCCTTCAATTGGTCGAAACCGGCCACGTTTCGGTTGCTGTCAACTGGGTACCAGCGAAGGTTAAGTAAATGATGCTCCAAGGCTGGCGATACCATATCGTCGGCGGAGATACCATGATCAATGATATGATGGTGTCGGGTCTTGCAATTCCTACGGGGTTGCGGGATGCCGACATTGTCATTTTCTCAGGTGGCACGGATATCTCGCCGAAACTCTACAACGACGTCTCTCATCCGAAAACACAACGCTCCGACAATGAGCGAGATCGGGTGGAGCAGGCTGCTTTTCAGTTGGCAGTCCAAAAGAAGAAGCTCTGCGTCGGTATTTGTCGCGGGGCTCAGTTATTGAATGTCCTGTCGGGTGGTAGTCTATACCAACACGTAGACAAGCACACTAATACCAACCACAAGGTCACCTACGTCAACGAGTCAGGTGAGAAGTACATCGTTGATGTTACCAGCGACCATCATCAGATGATGCGTACCGGCCCGTCTGGTTTGACGTGGGGTTGGTGTGGCCTATCCACGGTGAAGTCAACCGGACTGAACGATACGATCATGGACAAGCATCATTCAGATGACCCCGAGATCGTCTACTACAAGCGCACGAATTCCCTGTGCTTTCAGCCCCACCCTGAATGGCATTTGATGTCGTGTAAGTCGTTATTCTTTGATTGCATCAAACGAGCGATGCTGGCCTAAGCCTAACTGGCGGAACGGAGAACATATGTGCGGTATCGTTGGGGTTATGGGATATAACCTCGGTTATGGTGAAGTCAACAAGTTCAAGGACTTGATGGTACTCGCCCAGCTTCGCGGTGAAGAAGGGGCTGGTATGATTGCCATCCCGAAGAAGGCTACGATCCAGAAATCTCAGGTTCGTGTACGCCGGACGACGTGGTCGAGTGGCCATCTCGTGACGACCAAGGACTTCGACGAGTGCGTCAAGGGCGATACGAACATCCTGATCGGCCATGCCCGTGCACCCACGAAGGGCGGCAACGATATCAAGAATGTCCATCCCCATGCTTGCGGAGATGTCATCCTTGTCCACAACGGAACGATGACCTACGTCGATGACTCGTCGATCCCGGCTGGTGCCTCGGACAGCGCATTAATCACTAAGTGCATCGCTGAGAAGGGCGTCCAAGAATTCGTCAATACATCGTGGGGTGCGTACTGCCTGATCTGGCTGGACCTTCGCGATCAAACGATTAACTTCCTGCGCAACAACGAGCGTCCTTTGAGCATCTGCTCGGAGCAGGTCACGTCCCATCCGAATTCATCAACCAGAAACTTCTGGTGGGCCTCCGAAGGGTGGATGCTGAACGTCGCCCTGTCACGTTACACCGGCTACGCCAAGGAACGCTTCGTCTTGACGCAGCTTCCGAAGAACGAGCATTGGAAGTTCCCGTTGGACGTCAACCTTCAGTTGGCCAAGCCGGAGGTGACCATTGTAGAGCGCAAAGTTTTTCCAGTATCCAATCGGGTATACGCTGGCTGGGAGGCGTGGGCGGACGAGAACCAAGTCCCTTTCGAGCGAACACCCGCGACGAACGCAAGCGGGCTAAACAATACCGGAAGCAACGTCGCCACGACAAACGGGCCTTTTAGCTATATCGCCCCAGAGTTTCGGCAGCGGGGTACTGGTGTAGACGCTAACGCGCCTTCGAAGACCTACCCTGAGTCGTCACACAACCCGGCGACTATCCTGCACATGAGCTACCAGAAAGCTAAGATGGCGGGTAACAAGCGAGAGCTTGACGAACGTGTGGCCAAGGCGATCAAGGAGGCTGCTGACAAGAAGCAGAGTACCTTTCTCAGCGAGGACAAACTCGAATACTTCGCAACCAAGGACAAGAAGCGCGTACTCGATCTCGTTACCGCCGGGCCTTGTGTGTGGTGCAGCGAGCAGCCCCAAATCATCGCCGGGCATACCCCTCGTATCTACCCGGTACGTTTTACGGAGACACGGGGGGAATACGTTTGTTCCGCCTGCATCCAAGACCTCGACGTCCAGCGGATGGTCGGGATCGCCTCATAAACTCTTAATCGTCATCGGAGCTATCCTGCTATGCAGTTCAATCTCGCTAATGTCACTATTGGTGCAGACCCCGAAATCTTCGTCGGCAAGTCCGATGAGATCGTCTCGGCCCACGCTATGGGTCTCGGAACCAAAGACCAGCCCATGGCTACGGAACATGGATCGGTACAAGTCGATGGACTAGCCCTTGAGGTGAACGTCAAGCCGAGCAAGTCTCGGTTCGAGTTCATTAAGAACTGTGCGGATGTTATCAAGGACTTGGACGGCCTCGTGAAGAAGGCTGATCCGGAGATGTACTTGATCGTCCGGCCTACGGCTTTCTTCACGCCGCAGTACCTCGAAAGTCTGCCGGAGGTCGCAAAGGAACTCGGTTGCAATCCTGATTGGAACGCCTATGAGCTACGGGAGAACGAACGTCCTGATGCGTCTGGCCCATTCCGCACGAGCGGAGGTCATATTCATATTGGCTGGGGTGATGATTTCAATCCGGAAAGTATGGAACACATCGGTCTGTGTGCTGAGGTCGCGAAGCAGTTGGATTATTGCGTCGGTATGTCCTCGCTGGATTTCGACAAGGATGCCAAGCGGCGGGAACTCTACGGCAAGGCGGGATCATTCCGACCCAAGAAATACGGAATGGAGTACCGTACGCTGTCCCCAATGTGGCTCTTGTCAATGCAGCATACATCAATGGTGTATCAAGGCTGCATCAAAGCACTCCGGTTGCTCAATGAGGACCGTGTACTGGACGAAGAATTCGACGGACTAGCCCGCGATATCATCGACCAGAATATCACTAAGTGGCGGGAGATGCATCCCGAATTGGAGAAGTCAATCGCATGACGACCTATTCTGGCAAACCCGGCCACGAGTACTTCAACGAGGCGCATTACGCTCAGCACTTCGAGTCTCGACGCATTCAGTCAATGGCGTGGAACATATCTCACGGCAAGCCTCAGTGGACCGAAGCAGACGAGATGAAACTCGTCGATAAGCTCCACATCGAATGGTTTGACGAGCCGTTCCATGGCAATCCGTGGACGTACCCTGAGTTGAACTTGGATACTCTGCCTCACCGTCCTTTGCGTCGTCGTGAGTTGGCACCGTTCAAGATCAACTACGAAACCTTTCAGGAGATCAAGCTTCGGCTGAACAATACTGTTATCTCGATCAAGGGCCATGCCTTCTTGGTATCCAAGATAAAGCAGTACGCACCGGGTAAGTTCGTTCTGGCTCTGACGGACAGCCTCGGCAAGCTTGTCTCGGTCAAGTACGACGATCTCCAAGACCTTCGGACGATCCCTCCGATGTACGTTGTATCCGGCATGACTGGCTGGCTGCGTCGTGTACCGGGCCGGGTCTACCAGCAGGGTATCAACCGCCAGAACACGTTCCTCTCGGATGTGGCTGGGCGTGGTGTCGTAGCCAACCTTGACTGCGCCCGTCTGGTGAAGAACCTCGGCACCCGTGAGAACCGGGTCTGGAACGAAACCATGTCTGGTTTGGTCAAGCAGGGGGAACTCCCTGTCATCAGGCTGAGCGACGATATCGCCGTGAAACGCGACGAAGACAACTCTATCCTCGCCTGCTACCGTGGGCGATCCTTGGGTAAAATCTTGGACAATGAAGTTTTTGTCATGGATGAAGACGACCTTTTGCAGGGTTGGATCGAAAGAGCGACTAAGGAAGTCGGACTGGAACTGCGAGCCTAAGGGTGTTATTATGTTTACTGATGTTGTTAAGAAACCGCTATTTGAAGTCTTCAAGCGCCAGAAGAAAGTAGCGGATGTCGGTATTGAGATCGAGATTGAAGGCGCGGGTCTGCCAGAGAGTGTCTCCCATTGGTCTGCAAAGTCCGAGGGTAGCCTCCAGCAGGGTCTGGAATACATTACGAAGCCCATCAAGGCCGAGAACGTCAAGCAGTACGTAGACCACCTCAAGGCCGTCCTAGGCGGCTACACGGTCAAGAATACGTATCGTTGCAGCACCCACATCCACGTCAACATGCTGCCTGAGGCTGTCGAGGACATCCTTGGGTATTACGTTGTCTTCTCGATGTTCGAGCCTTTGTTGTTGTCACTTTGTGGCAATCAGCGGGACGGCAACCTCTTCTGTATGTCGTCGTATGACACAGGAGATTTGACCGACAGCTTCGACCAGATGTGCCGGGCGTTTGAGATGATCGACCAGTACGGCTTCGGGTATGAGCGGGGCAAGTACTCGTCTCTGAACTCAGGCCGCTTGGCTGATCTCGGTACATTGGAGGCACGCTGCTTTCCGATGAGCCTTGACGGTACGCAGGTCGCTGATTGGGTGGGCTGGCTGCTTCGGATGCGTGACATGGTACGGGCTGAGCCGGACAAGACCTTCCGTAGTCTTTGGAAGAACGTCCGTCAGAACCCGACGTGGTACGCCAATATCATCTTCGGTCAGGCGATTTACACCATTCCGAACCATGTCTCTTTGGTGGACTTCGGAACGGAATGTGCCTATGAGTTGACGAAGGTGCTTAAGAAGTACCGGAACAAGACCGCTGAGGAAGCACCTCAAAAAAAAGATCGGCCTAAGAAAGGCTTGGGCAGCATAAACACTCTGAGTGCGGCAGCCATCAACGATCTCTACGCTTCGATGGCGGCACCGACAGTTAGCGGCAGTGGTGGTGGTTCTTTCTTTACCTCGTCCAGTGGTTCTTGGGCTACTGCTGTTCCGGTTTCAGCACCGGCTGCTTGGCCGTCTGATCTTCCTCAACCAATCGACGACGTGGAGTCTCAATTCTAATGATTATCCATCCGTACAAGCTCGGCAGCCGTTCGGCTAAGCGGCTCAAAGAAGTCATCAACCAGTCGAGTACTCACTCGCGCATCGCAACGGTCCTGAGACGCCAGCCTCGGGGTAAGAAGTGTCTCATTGTGAATTGGGGTGGCTCAGCAATCGAGTACCCCGAAGGCAATAACTGGATCATTAACTCCCCTAAGGACGTCGTTGAGATGTCCGACAAGGTTCTCTTTTTCAATAAGGTAGGCCATGACAAATCTTTCCTTGAATGGACATCTGACCGCTCTACGGCAGCCGAATGGGCAAGTAAAGGTAAAGTGTTCGTCCGGCACCTTACACGCGCGTCGTCCGGCAGAGGTATTGATGTATGGTCTCCTGAACGGGGGGAACCTGTACCAAGCGCACCCCTGTATACCCGGCACCAACCGAAAACGCACGAATACCGAGTACATATGGCTCGGAGCCTCACAGGATGCAGCTTCGAACCAATTCTCGTCCAACGTAAGGTATTCGTTCCAAAGGAAGGAAGTGCCCCCAAGTCATGGGATGTACGTAGTCACGATAACGGGTTCATCTTTCAAGCATACCCGGACACCACCAAAGTACCGGGGTCCGTACTAGACACCTGCCGTAAGGCAATGGCTAAGCACTTCGCAGAGATGCACTTTGTGGCTCTGGACGTCCTTTACCATCAGCCTTCCGATACTCCGGTGATCTGCGAGGGTAACACCGCACCGGGTCTGGAGAACAATACGGTAGATGTCTATGCTCAGTACTTCCTCGGACTGAACGAAGAATTCAAGAAAGAACGGATGGTGTACCTGTGAACGTACAAGAACTGATCCAGCATCTACAGACGTTTCCTCAGAACATTCCGGTTGCTTACAGATGTTACAGTGAGCAGCTTCTTCTGGAATACAACGACATTGAAACCGAGGAACTCTGCCATCCCCGAGAAGACGGATGGGTTCAGAACAAACGGCCCGACAAGCCGTCCATGTTGTATCTCGTGTTACCGGGGAATTAAAATGAAGAACGAAATCTTCGTTATCCACAACGTCAACGACAATCTCTATTTCGTCCCGGCAGAACATCCCCAACCGTCGACGAAACGTCAGATCAAGAAGCAGTCGAGTTATACTCTCTCCAACGAGGGGCAGGTATTGAAGAACCGTTTGACGGGGAAGACATACCGTTGTTACTATTCGTGGCCGGAGCGGCTGCGTATCTTTTTCACAGGCAAGAGGTACTAAGATGAATA